TTATCAGAAGTCCCCTATGGTGCTACTGAAGAATTTAGAACAGGCGGAAAATACCCAGGTTCTCACTCTTACTTAAGATGGGCACTTGATAACAACGGGCCCCAAATAGAAGCCACGATACGGAACGGGATTGAAGCCAGGCTTAAGAGGTATCGCTGATGCTCGGGGCTGCAATCCGTGCTATTCTCCTCGCAAATTCAGCCGTCTCTAACTTAGTTAGTACTCGGATTTTCCCTTTAGTGCTTCCACTGCAATGTACTTTTCCAGCTCTAACTTACTCCTTTCCTTCTGATCCATTTAAAATCGCTATGCGTTCGGCGCGATGTCAAATAAGCTGTTGGGATTCAGATTATACAAACCGAGAACAGTTAAGACAGGTCGTTGAGGACGCTTTAAGATTTTATTCAGGATCAATCCAGGGAGTAACAATTGAGGTAATCTATCCAATTGAATCTTATGATCATTATCTAGACAGTTCAAACGGGTTTTACTTTGCCCCTATAGATTTCAAAGTAAATTATTATCCACAGAGGTAAACGATTCATGGCAAGAGCACAGACAACACCACAGCTACTTAATTCTGTAACGATGGGTAGCGCAAAAATTGAAATGAGAGCTTACGGATCTTCAGGAGCTTATACTGATCTCGGGCTAGCTTCTGGAATTGAATTTACGGAAACAATAACACCGGCTGAAATTAAGCCTGATAATGCTTCTCCAATTACAGTAGACCTTCAGGAGCATTCAGCCACCGTTAAATTTGACCTTCTTGAGCAGGATCTCACAAAGATCTATGCTTTGAGAGGCGGTTCAGGTGGGCTTGACACATATGCAACCCAAGCGGCTGAAGCAGTCACAGTAACAAATGAACCACATACACTAACAGGTACCAAAATGGTAGCTCTTGATTTTGCTAATGGCGATGGTTCAGAGGTTGGCTCAATTGTAGTTACTGATGCTTCGAGTAATGCAGCCGTTAGAAATACGGATTATGTAATTACCATCGGGGCAGACGGTAAAACCTATATTGGGAGAGTGGCAGCATCAACCGTGATTTCCACAGGTGAAGGCGTTCTCGTCGACTATTCTTATACTCCGCTTGCCAACAAATCACTATCAAGTGGTGGGAAGTCCACAATAGGCTATCTTGAAGTTAAACTCACCAACCTGAAAAATATTTCTGGAACTGATAAGGCAAAGACAATTACAGTCTACAAAGTCCAGGTTCAAACCGGCCTAGATTACAAATTCCCGGCTGGGGATTCTACGGACCCGCTATCATATCCTGTTGAATTAAAGGGGTATGATGATGCTACCAGGACAGCAGGCGATCAACTGTATAAGATTGTTGATGAGCAGGGGGTCTAAGCGTGGCTGATGATGTTCAGGATGGCATAAACATTATCGCGCCTCCTATGAAAAGAATCAATTTCTTAGGGGAAATTGTAGAGATCGCTTTTGTGCCAGCCCGTATCGATATCGAATTCAATCGTGTAATTGAAGAGTGTAAGGCTGGAAAATTGGGTGATTATGAGGGGTTAACACAACTATCAAATTTAATTCTAAAACTTTGCAAATCTAACCCCAATATTACTTATGACTGGCTTCTCGATAACGCTTCTTTCGATATGATGACGGATTTCTTCAAAGCAGCCAAAGGGGCAAAAAATGAGAAAGAACCGGAGAAGTCGTCTGGAAAAAACTAACTATTGGTGAAATATTCGTTCAAGTAGGCATTATGTTTGCATGGGCTACACCAGAACACTTACTTGACAAAATGTCTCTTGATCAAATAATTTATTATTATAACGTTGGTTGGGACACCGAGCAGACTAAAGCAAAGGTACATTGGGGCACTTATAGATCTTTGATTTCTGAAAGCAATCCAGACACTCAATCAAAAAAACAATCAAGACCGGACATCGAAGAATTAAGACTCCATCCAGGATACGAAAACGCATACTACGATGAGAAAGGCAAGTTTCATAAGGAGTAAAAAATGTCAGCAGTTGGAGAGCTCACAGTAAATATAGTGGGGGACATGAGTAAGCTTTCCTCTGCTTTCTCAAAAGCGTCATCTGAAGTCGGAAAGTTCGGCAGCTCAGTTACTGGAATTGGCTCCTCAATGACCTCAAAAGTAGGGAGTGCTCTTTCCACAGTTGGAACCGCTGCCATAGTAACAGGAACGGCTTTAGGTGCTGGTCTTGTTGCGGGTGGCGCGAAAGCTACCTCAATGTTTGTAGATTTTGAAAAGTCTATAAGTAACGCTGCTTCTGTCACCGGTCTTACGGGACAAGCTTTCAAAGATGCTAAACAGAATATTTCAGATGTTGCCCAGGAATTAGGACAGAAAACAGCATTCTCGTCTAGTCAAGCAGCCGATGCACTTTATAATCTGGCTTCTGCTGGCGTTGATGTTTCTGCTATCACATCTGATAAACTTATTCCTGTTCTGAGCCTGGCATCAGGCACTCAATACGATCTAGCAGACACTACCGCGATTGTAACAAGTACACTTTCTCAATTCGGGTTACAGTTTGAGTCCGCTGGTCGTGTTTCAGATGTTTTTGCAAAGTCAGCCGCATTGAGTCAAGCCAGTATGGACAAGCTGAAATACTCAATGGCACAGGTCGGAACTATTGCAAGTTCAGCCGGTCTATCCTTGGAAGATACTACCGCCGCCCTCTCTAAAATGTACGATGCCGGCATGGATGGTTCAAGCGCAGGAACAGGCCTAAAAGGAGTTATAGCCTCATTGATGGCCCCCACATCCAATGCCACTGATGTTTTTAAGAGTATGGGGTTAACCCTCGCGGATATCAGCCCTGCATCGAATAAATTTTCAGACATTATTGAAAAATTGAAAGAACACGGATTAGACAGTACAAAAGCTTTTCAGTTGTTTGGACGAGAAGGAGCTCCCGCTATTATGGCTCTTGTTAATCAGTCAGACGGCCTTAAAACGATGACTGAGCAACTGAAGGAGGCAGGTGGGGCCGCTCAAACGATGGCAGATCAACAGCTTGATACACTGTCCGGAAGTCTTGACAGTCTGTCTGGTTCAATTGAAAATGTATGGATTAACGTAGGACAGGCACTGGCTCCAAGCATCCGATCAGTAGCCGATGGTCTTACGGCTGCAATTCCAGGCATTCAAACGTTCGTTGTAGGTGCGGTGGAAAGTTTTGTAGGTTTTGTAGGCGGGCTTAAAGACTCAATTTCATCACTGTCAACAATTGGAAGTACAGTTCTAGACATTTTTAAGACTATTTTTGAATCAGTTTTTGGCTCAGTTTCCAGTATTGAAGGCTCGTTATCTGGTGTCATAAATGGAATTATGAGTCGGATAGCTGGTATAGTCACTGAAGCTGCACCATTCATTGAAAATGCTGTTATCGGCATTGTTGGGTTTTTTAGAGATCTTGTAACAGCACTTCAGCCCACATTTACTAATTTAACATCGATAGCAATTGGTATAATTACACTATTTAGTAATTTATTCTCTGGACTTGCTGGTACAGACTCAACAAAAGCGGCTACTGTTATTGCAAATGTGGTAAATACGATCTCATCTGTTTTAGCGCGTTTAGTTTCCGTAGCTACTACTGCATTTTATCAGATATTGCCAACACTGCAAACCGTATTTACGACAATTGTATCTACAGTTCAGGGTATTTTATCCACTATATCAGGAGTGGTTAACTCTTACCTCCCAACATTTACACTTATAGGTAAATTAATTACTGATACATTTTCCAAAATTCCAACAATAATAAATGATGTAAATACAAAACTAGCCCCCACCTGGAATAATTTAGGGATAATATTTGATGCAGGCAGCAGATTAATAACAAGTGCAATACAGCCTTTGATACCTGCTTTTACTTCGCTATTCAATTCATTAAGTAATTCAACTTCGATAGATTCAATTAGTACTACAATTGCAAACGTTTTTAATACTATTTCTGGATCAATTGCTAATTTTATGATATCATTAGCTGAGAATGGCGGGATATCTGGAGCAATCGAAAGCGCTTTTAATATCGATTTGGGTAAAACATTCGATACGATTAAAACGATTTTTGAAACTGGTAAAAATATAATAACCGGATTCATAAGTGAGTTATCACCGTCATGGGATAATCTGAAATCTAGCTTTGATTCAATAAAAACGATAATTGAAGAAGTTGCACCATCGTTTACTTCGTTCTTTGACACTCTCGGAGGATCGAGTGGCAATACAGCGGTTTCAGTTACATCACTATTAGCAGGTGTAATTAATACTCTAACAGGGGCGATAGCAGGATTTCTTAAATGGCTTGCTGATAACCCTAAAGTTGTAGAGTTTGGCCTAGCTCTTGCCGGTGTAGCGGTTGCAGCGTCAGGGCTTGTTATAGGGTTAGCTAGCGTTATTTCAGTATTAACCCCTATATTCGCTGCGATATCATCAGGGATCGCGTTTGTATCGGGGTTAAGCCTGTCCTGGGCTTCATTGGGGACTGTTGTTAGTGTTATAGGTACGTCGTTGTTCCCCACGTTAGCGGCTGCCATCGGGACAGTGGGTGGTGTGGTGCTCCCTGCTCTTAGTACTGCGCTTGGGGTTGTCTCTGGCGTGATTGGCGTAATCGCCTATACGGTAATACCAATTTTAGTAGAAGCTTTCGGTTTGCTGATCTCTCCTGTAGGTTTAGTCATCGGTGCAATTGCACTTCTTTATGTTGCCTGGACTAAAAATTGGTTTGATATTCAGGGCAAAACAAGAGAAGCCGTAGACTTTATAAAAGAAAAATGGAATCAGTTCACTACTGAACTTGGTAGATTGCCGGGTGTAGCATCTACAGCACTCGGTACTCTTAAAACTACATTCAGTACAGCATTTAATAATATTATTGTTGATATTCAGAATTGGATAACTCGACAGCAAGAACGCTATGCATACGCAATTGTTCAGTTGAACAGCTTTAAAGCGCAGGTAATCCAGAGATGGAATGAAATTAAAGCTAGTGTACTTATAAAGCTGAATGAAACCGTTGCAGATATTCAAAACTGGATATCTAGACAACAAGCGAAATATTCACAAGCAGTAACCCAATTAAACAGTTTCAAAGCTCAAATAACTCTAAAATGGTTAGAAATTAAGTCAAATGTTTTGACTAAATTTAATGAGTTAATTGTAGATATCCAAAATTGGATATCCAGGCAACAAGCAAAATTCACACAATCTATTACCTCACTCAATGCGTTTAGGTCACAATTAATACTCAAATGGACTGAAATAAAATCAGGAGTGTTAGCAAAGTTTAATGAGTTAGTGGCAGATGCTCAAAACTGGGTTAACCGACAAAAAGAAAAATTTAATCTAGCTGTCTCTTCTGTAACTGATTTAAAGTCTAAAATAATTTCAGCTTTTCAGGACATGCTTTCCAGCATCCGCTCTAAAATATCTGATATAGTTAGTGCAGTTTCAGAATTACCTTCAAAAATTAGGAGCACGGCTACAGACTGGTATAATGCAGGAAAGAACTTAGTTCAAAACTTGATCGATGGAATTGCTGACAAAATAACCGCATTGAAAAACAAAGTTAGTGAAATGACGTCACTCGTCGCCAGCTATCTTCCAATGAATAGCCCGTCACTCAAAGGGGCACTTTCTAAACTCCCAAAGTGGAATGATGTTATTTCATCCCCTTTATCAAGTTCTCTATCCACGGCAGCGAAATCAGCTAAAAATGCAGGCTCATCCATCATAAGTTCCATTTCAAGTGGAATAAAAAACGCTGCAAGCTCAGTATATAATGCGGCATCTTCAACTCTGAAAAAAGTAAGTAATCTATTTCCACATTCTCCCGCGAAAGAAGGCCCCTTCAAGACTCTGCCCAATTGGGACGCAGTGTTTCTTGATCCGCTAACGGAGTCAATATACAAAATAAATACCCTTTCATCACCGCTATCAAGTGCCCTTAGCAACATTCGAAACCCCGTTGATGCAAACATTAGCAGCGGGCTTAATACAATTTCTAATGTTACAACTTCAAACAGTTACACTTACGGAGGAGACACTCTCAGCCTCGGCGGTGTAACATTAGCAAATAACCTGGATGTTAATGCTCTCTTCGATGCTTGGGAAAAGCGGATGGCAAACAAAAGGAGGGCCAGGGGAATATGATAGTAACATTCATGGGCTTGACTGTCTCAGCCTATCAAAATGATAAGTACTCGTATGGAATATCCTCAAAAGAGTCTAGGCAGTATTCAGGAGCTATCTACGCTTCGATATCTCCCGTAAGTACCACTTTCCCCAGGTCTTTTGACTGCTATGTAACTGACAAAACAGAATTTGAAACCCTCGCGACAAAAATAGGTGTATTCGGGACTCTGATTATTGACGGTACAAGTTACACCAACTGTTATATTTCCGATTTTAGCGATATTTACGAGATTGTTAGAGGTTCTGGGAAATACACCTATCATATACAATTTTCTCAAGCTGTTACAGACGCTCAATCTGATCAGGTTTATGCAAATGAAGAGACTGTTCACATCTACACTGATAAAGCATTGGCAGCCGGAGCTACACTTGATTATATCCCCATCCTTCTAAGAGGACTGGCTTACGTTAACGTTTCCGTCGAAAATAAAGGTTCAAGTGAAAACCTCAGAGTTGAACTTTACGGAGCTCATACTTTAAACGGTGATGAAAACTATGCACTGTTCTTAGCTGTTCTTGATAATACCACCGCTGGAAAATCAAGTGGTGGGAATATAACCGGACCTCCAAATTACGCATTTTTACATTTTGAAAATTGGGATTTAGAACATTCTACATCAATCGACTTCACAATTTCAAAAGTTGCTACACGGAGATGATAAAATAATCACAAAAGTAGGTTTAGAATACCTTGCAAAAAACACATGTGGAATAACCAGTAATGCATTTACATATTTTGCTATAGGAGCGGGGTCCACTGCGGAAAGTGAAAATAACACCGCTTTAGCCTCAGAAAACACTCTGTACGGAGCTGCAAGAAAACTTGCTACCTGCTCTTTTGTATCACCATCAACGGCAGTATGGGAAGCTACTTTCGCTTTTACCGGTGATGTAACAGTCCGGGAGTATGGTATTTTTGACGCTGTTACTGGTGGCAATTTGTTAGCCAGAGTTGTACTATCTGAAAATAATTATTTTCACGATACCCAGGCTGGGTCTTTCCATGTTGAAATCCCATTTGCTAGGGTGGTGACCTAATGGCACTGACAAAACCAGCTACATTACTTTTTGACAATATAACTCTTGTAGGTAGAGAATATTCCGACGCAAGTGCGGGGGTTGATCTAACTACAGCCGTGGATTTTGCGATTGGATACCGGCTAACATTCAATGCAAGTTCGGCCATAGGCGTGACAGTATTTATGTTTAGTGATCCCTCAGGCAGTGATATTAATTTCACAGCCGCAGCATCCGATAACCCCGCTGATCAGTGCCCAATAAGTGGGGGTGGAACTTCGCAGGGTAAGACAGTTGCAAGCACTTATAGGATGGATCACTCTGGAAAATATGTTAAGTTCCGAGTATATAATCACGATAGTGTAAGTGTTACGAATTTTTCACTCTGGGCAATTCCACAAAAATAAGGTGTTTTAATGTTATCTTATGTGCAGTGGAAAAAAACATATGAAATTAACATTGAAAACCCCTCGGATACTGAAGGTTTTCAAGGAACCTTTGTTTTATATTATATCAGAGGGATGAATAAAGACTTCTCTGATGTAAGATTTTCCACTGTAAAGAAAAAACCTATCCCTTATGTTATCGAAAATGTATCTATTTTTAATAGTTGTCGTGTCTGGCTTTCCCTCCCAGCAGGCGAAACTAAAATATTAATGTATATTGGGAACGGAGCAGCGACTTCAGATAGCAGTCCGGCAGATGTATTTGACTACTATATAAAATTTGAGAAGACTGATAATTCCGCGTGGACCCTAGAATCTGGTTCACTGAAAATAGATAATGGAGTCCTGTTATTAAACAACTCGTCAAAATCTACTATACTGACATCTAAAACTTCTTATCCGGTTAACACGTTTGTCGAAATCAGAGCTCATCATACCGCAGGAAATGACTTTAAAGCAGGATTTGCAACCACTTCACCGGCAAAGGCAGCCGCCTGGGCGGGATCGTCAGATTACAATAAAAATGATCTGATGTTAACTATTAACTCAGGAATTACCGACTACACAAATGACGGTGTAGACCGCAGCGGAAACACGTTTTATACATATGGGGTCTTACACCTCGCAGCCGGAGATAAATTTTATATCAATTATGTGCTAAGAGGCACAGCTACAACCGCTTTACCTGGAAATGTTAGTTTACCTATTCAGCTTTTTTCAGAGAATGCTGAATCACTATATGTAGATTGGGTTCGAATTAGAAAATATTCAGCAACTGACCCAATCATAACAGTAGGAAGACGGTATCTGCAACAGACAGTTGCGTACATTTTTAACGAAAGTTATTATTCTCATACGGATACTATAGCCGTTTTTTTATCACACTCTTTGCATAAACATTTTTATGATGTTTTGCCGGTTGGTGTAAAACTTGAAACTTTTCTTGGGGAACCTGAAAAGTTTACAGCGTCTGAAACAGTGTCAGTTTCTATGACAACTGACCCAATAATACGATACGAAGAACTTGGAGATTATAGCCTTGATACCTGCGATATCTCGCGTTCGACATCCGAGGTATATACTCAATTATCAGCCGACTTTTTCAATGAAATTGTACCGCCTGAAGGCACGACTATAAAACATATCGTTAGAGACTCGAAATATATTCAACATATGCTCTTTTCAGGGCAAGTTATCACGAAAAACCCCAAATTATCCCATTTAGAAAACGCTGTCAGTATTGAAGCAGCCGATCTTTCAAGGAATCTGTCTATCCAACCTATTCCCTGGAATTATCAGGTAATTTCGTTAGACGAAACCCATGTCAATTTTAGTCAGTGGATAGTTGAACTATTGGATTCTACGCATACAGGTGTTATCCAGGGTAATATTATTGACACTAACAAGCCCGATAAGCAATTTGTGTTCAAGCCCGATACTACCCGGTGGGAGGCTATTCAGGAAATTGCTGATTATATGGGATGCATTCCCTATATTAAACTTCTTGAAAAATATGATGTTTCAACTGACAGGATTCTCGTATACTCTGCACTATATGTTGTTCCCGTAAAAGATATCGACCAAAAGTATGGTGGTTTCGACCTTCCAACGCCCCTAGTACTTACCTGGCCTGATAATACCATTAATGACAATCCAACTGTTCCAGGTTCTCAGGATACTCAATATAATTGCGTGATGATCCATGGAGTCTTATCTAATACCCAGGCAACGGTTGTTGCTGTCGCCTGTACTCCTGAAGTAGCTAACGGGACAGCCTGGGCAAATACCTATACACTTGAAGATAACGCTATCTATGAGAAAAGCAGTACAGCCGAAGCTGAAGCTATAAAATGGCTGCTATATTTCAATACTCAGAAATCATCAGTCCAGCTCAAGTTTTTAGATCGATATGATATCGAACTGTACCAAAGAATTAGATTTGGAACTGGGTTTTCAAAGTTGCTTAGGGACCTTACAGACAGGCAGCAATTATCTTATGTCGTTGCTTATGATCCAAGAGACGAAGCTAATTCTAAGCACAATGTGGATGTATCGGGAGTACCTTCTCCGTCGTGGCTTCGAGTATCAGAAGTTAAGTATCACTCTGGAAATAATGATAATTACTGTGATGTCAAGCTCATTACTGACTATATCTATTCTTCTATTGACTCGGTGGTACAGTCTCCTTATGATCAATATATTGCTCCTGGATACTATAAACCAACAACAGACGACAGTATTTCAAGTACACAGTCAATTGTTGAGAGCACGCTCTCTAAGAAACAAGCAGACTATGTGACAGGAACCCTGTTATCAGCAGACCCAGATACTAAGATGGGGACAATTAAAACAAATTCAGGCAAAATTCTGAAGGTGTCGTTACCGTGGTTATAAAATATATTGCCGGTGACGGTACAGGCGATTATGATGCAGACGGATCAGGCGATCAAGCCACGATAAACAGGGCGTTGTCCTGGGCGGCTGATAATCCGGGGAACGAAGTACATTTGGTTGGTCCTTACACGTATGACATAGGATCTACGGTTCTGATTGGCTCTGATACAAAATTCACAGGCGATTCTACCGCGGTCCTTCGACTCAACAATTCATGTACCTGGAATGTAGGCGTACCCATTGTTGGACAGATCGGTGGAACTGGAACAGTTTCAAAAAATATCGAAATTTCGGGTTTTTCGATTGATGGTAACGAAAGCCACTTATACGGGGTCAATGGGCATATTCGCGGGGAAGGCTACTATAATATGATCCACATCCAGGGCCAGAAAGCAAAGCGCGCTACTAATATCAAAATACATCATATGAAAATGTATAACGGTATGGGAGACGGCCCACGCCTTGTATTTTGTGACGATCCTCATGTATATAACTGTGATCTGCAAAACCTCATGCACTGTTCGGTATTTTGTATTGAGTGCAACGGGGCCTTAACATTTTCAAACACGATTAAGGCTATTTCATGCTCTGGCGTTCGTTACGATCATTGCAGAAATGGAGCCATCTACAGTAACAATATTGCAGATTTCACCGGGACAACAAATGCCCCGAAATTTGGAGAGTACGGCGTCCAGATAGGGTTACAGCCCCCTAAGTACGGACACACTACCCTTGTAGATAATATCGTAATTCGGGATAATACAATTAACGTTAGCGGTTCAGGAGTACAGTTAGAGGACTACCTAAAATCAGCTGGTTCAACGTCTCAAAAAGTGACAATCACAAACAATCTCATTAAAGGAGGACAGTACAACGGCGCTGCTTATTTTGCGGGAGTCGTTATCTATTCTTGGGGTAACGGTCTAACAATTTCCAGAAATACTATCGATGGGTCAGGAAGAGCCGGTATTCTCGGGTATAATGCAATTAATTCAAGCTCAAAAGTGTTTGTTACTTATAATAATATAATTAATACTGTAAAACTCGGCGGTGACGGTGGTTATGGAATATGGAACAGAGCTTCGGGCCTGAAAATCTCCGCGTCGAATAACTATCTGTCCGGAAATGTTGCAGGAAAATATAAGGGAATTACACCTCTTTCAGAGTCTAGTGTCTACCTTGATTATGCAGTTCCGGGAAGCACACCGGAAACACCAGATGAACCTGACGAACCGGAAGAGCCAGATACTCCAGACGAGCCAGACGTCCCACCTGAAGACCCGCCAGACAATCCAGTAAACCCTGTTGACCCAGATGAACCCTATGTCCCTATAGAACCAATTGACCCTAATCCGCCTGCTGTAGGCTGTACAGGAATCGCTATTTTATCAGGTGGAAAATATGTGTTTTTACCTTATAAAATTCTAGAAATTGGGGATGATATGCTCTTAGTTCCTACTGATAACGGGTATATCCCGCTGAAGCTTGCAAATGAAACCGAAAAAGGTTCAAACATTACGATGATCCAGGATAACAAAGGCAACTATTACGCAATTGAGGGAGTATAAATGCTTGCAGAATCGTCAATTTACCCGGCTGAAATCCGACTAGAAAAAGTATCGGCAGGGATTGCTACAATCCGCGTTCGTTGGGATATCCAAGGCGTGTTGATTGATGAAAAACTTTCGTACAGGTATGAAGAGGCCATAATAACTAAGGAACTACCTGCTTCGTATGTTACAGATAGTCAGACAGTACATATCTCAACCCGGCAAGATGTTGAAAATTACCTTGAAGTAGTCAAAGACGAGATCATTTCACAGGCTAAAATGTCAATATTCGAGGTATAACATGAGACTAAAATTACTTACCCCCGATGTTTCCGAGGACGGGAAGCTCATATTTCCGTTTGTCGATCAGGACGACGTAACCCAGACAGTAATACTGATTGAAAAAGTCGTATCGGCTGAATATTTAGAGGCTGATATCCTAACAGCAAAAACCGCAGCAATTGAAGAGGCGCGAACTATGGCAACAGCGAACGAAGCAAACCGAACTGCAAGAGAACGGGCCATAGCCGCCATAACCGAAGCTGGGTTAGGAGAAGAAGAAATTATATGAATGATCCTGACCTACCTTTTGAGCCTCTGGTATTCGAGGGCGACACATACACATTTTCAAATTTTACAAACTTAGTTTTATTTACGGATGAGCCTGACGCTCTTCTTAATTTCAATCAATTTCTTGGAAATGTCCATAGGTGTACATTTTCAGAAACCCCATGCGGAGGCGCGAAGAATGTACGCTTTTTAGACATGTTTCCAGGATCTATCTCAATTGAAGTAGGGAAAGACTGTTATCTAAAATCATCAGGTGGTCATGTAGGGAAAGTTCTTTCGGCTGGTCAACTTGCGGAAAGTCAGGAAATAATTACTTCGGATAGTGACGGGATAGCTTATAGGCTTGCAAATGGTGAAGTTTACCAGATGCAGAATGGAGATGTTTATTTAGTAACGCCTCCAAAAACTATAGTAAGTAAGTTTTCAATATTTAATCCTTCCTCAGAGTGGGCACTGTGTATATTATCAATCAGATGCCCAGATCACTCGTCGATAAAATTGTACAACCTTGATACAAAGAACTATGAAATGCTCTCTGCTTTGAATATAAAGCAAACATCAGGCACAGTAAACTCTTTTTCATTTAATAGAATGCTCAGACCTCACTCAATTGAAAATCTACAACTAATGATAGGGTATGACGATCTGTCTTGGACTTACGAGTTTGGATCTGGTGGGGATCAAGCAAACGGACTATGGAACTTAAAAACATTCTTAGCTTTTTATGATCCTACAACAAAGGATGTTTACTATTTATTGTTTACGAAAGTCCCTGACGGTCTTACATGCTCAATAGATGAAGCAGGCAATGTTACAGAGCTTATTATCCCTCGGTCCAATCACACTGTCTACTTTGGAAAAATGAAATATGCTCTGATAAATCAGACGGTAGATGGCGTACCTACCTGCTTTATACCCTCAGAACGTGGCTCTCTTGCTGAGTTTCTGAAACGGTATTTTGCAGTAGTAGATATTCAGTCCGAAATTGACCTAAAAACTTATGTTGTACCTGCAATATCGGATGATAAAATTCTACCGTCTACTGTTCTTCCGACTACTCGCTTATCAAATTTGATATCTTGCCAGGTGTGTCCGAATGAGTATAGGTCTGAAAGTTTTGTATTAAGATCTGACAAGGATGTAACACTCACTATTGAAGCATCTGATCTTGTTTCAGGTGAAAATACAATATCAGCAAGCGCCATAAATATAAGATATGTCGATTGCTGGTATCAGGCAGGGTGTGATGCCAAAAGCACACACAAAGCCGGAAAGTTTCTAACTCCTGAACTCTTGACTTATGATCCTGAGCTTGTCAGGACAAACTGTGATGAGTGGGAAACCTGGAACCTTTCGAACCCGTATGCAAAAAATGAGTTGAAGCTCCAAGACGGTTCTTATATTGATATTACCACACCGACCAATAGTACTTCTGGGACATATCAACCCACAATTGAAGAGCGTCCCGTTTATGATGCTGAAACACTTCAACCGCTGCACCTTAAAAAAGATTTGAACCGGCAAATATGGCTAACTATTTTGGTACCAGATGGTTCGGAGCCGGGGATATATCGAAGTACAATATCGATAAAAGCCGGCAGAACTACTCTAAAAACAATAATGCTTTCTGTAGAAGTTCTTGACATTGAGTTGTTGGACTCTGAAAACGATAGTATTTATTACAGAGGAAAAATTACTTCAACCGGTGCTGCTACTGTTTCTTCTGAAACAAAGTCGGAAGCTCAATTTTTAGCGGACCATATTAACATGGTCCGGCACGGCATAAAAAACCCTCAGTTGATGACCCAGACGGCTGCTATACTCCCGACTTCCCTTGCTATCAGGGCTCAATGTGGAATCAGCAACGCTGACCTGTTTTATAATGGATACCCTAATATAAATGCATCACTCGCGGGAATAGAATCTTGGAATGATACCTGCGTAGCTAATGGGGTTACCCAACTGTATATTTACGGAGTTGACGAAAGTGATATGTCTTCGCTGACTTCGAAAATGACTGACATACACAATTTAGGCGTGAAAATATATTGTTCTCAGAGTCCGGCTAACGCGCTTGCTATAAAAGATTATTTAGATGTTGCGATTGGAAGCGGTTCGTTCACTGCCGACCAGATTTTGGAATTCAAGTCAACGGGGCATGATATATACTCATATGGAAACCCGCAAACGGTCCCAGAGTATGCACTAACATTTAGAAGAAATTACGGTTTATATCTTTGGCAGCTTGGATATAAAGGGGCATTTCCTTATGCTTGGCAGCATAGCTTCTGGGATATTTGGAATGATTTCGACGATAATTATTCAGGTCAAGAGTTTTACAGAGATCACTGTTTCACGTATCCGGCTGCCGACAAACCCATAGATACTATACAGTATGAAGGGTTTGCAGCCGGAATTATAGACAGACGATATATGGCAACTCTTCAGGATGCCGTTGCTACGGCGAAAACTGCGTATATCAACACTACAACAATTGATAATTGGCTAAATGCTTTGCTACTTACAGACCTCTCAACGGTAGATCTTGATGATGTGAGAGGGCAGATGATTGATTATATCCTACTGTTAAAAAGTTTATTAATAACACTTCCGGTGTGATACCATGGTAACTTATTTTGAGGGAAACGTCCCAGACGGTCCGACTATGAACGCTTATATGGACACGCTGAAATTCATTACAAACACAATTTATACACCTATTGGATTCAGGATCGATACACAGTCATCCAGCCAGGCAGTTCAAATAGTGGACGTTAACGGAAATTCGTATACACCACCAACCGGCTTTTTTAACTCTCATCCTCTTTGGGCTGGAATGTGGGCAGCATTTTATAACAGGAGCACCGGAACCTTTTCAACTGGAAATACTAATATAGGGAGTCCTAAAGTATTTACAGGCGCCGACGGTGATGTTTTTGTAAGGATTCCTGGGGCTAATTATAGATACCGGTTTGTTGATAATAGATATCATGAGCACATTGTAGCACCGCTTTCAGTACAGTTTCAGGGGAGTGCACCGCATCCATTTACGGTTATGCGTGGGGGAACGGTTAGACCTTTTGTGTACCACAGTGCTTACGAAGCATCTTTGTTGATTGACGACACTGGAAACTATAAGCTTCAGTCTGTTTCGGGCGTTCAGCCGGTCACCGGGGCTGCAATTTCAAAATTGCAGTTTACAAGTGGTGGAACTAACGCTATACAAATTGATGAAGTGATAACCGGTGCTACGAGCGGCGCTTATGGTACAGTAATAGGCATTCAGAAGAGTTCTGGAACCTGGGCAGGGGGGGATGCAGCAGGTTATCTTTTTCTAAAACAGATAACTGGTACTTTCCAGGCGGAAAATCTAAATGGATCTGTCGCAGGCACTAATTGCGCAACGGCGGCGGGTGCTTCCTCTGCTTTGTCATTTACAGTAACAAATGCAGAAACTTATGCTGCAAACAAAGGTTCTAAATTTGGTGTTATCGATATCTACCTTAAAGCTTATCTTGATTTGTTGCAGGTAATTGAAGCTGGGACCTTAGATGTGCCTTCTGTGTTTGGAATGGGTATAGTAGACTTACCAGTCGGCACAGGTTTTGCCGGGAAAGTCACCGGCTCAGATAATATCGATAGTCTTCTCGATTCACAGGGAACCGGACATGGGGACGGTATTGACGGGCAGGTAGCAATCTCATGGAGAAATATAAGAAACAGATACGGTAACACATATAAACACCTGTTAGGTTTTAATGTGTTTACAGATAAGGCTTTCCGAGTGACTAAAAGGGATGGTACTGGTACTCTTGCTGAAATTATGGCAGATGGGTCTTATGAGGTTGGTGAGGGTATTGTACCAACAACTGATGGATACACGAAAACGGTGTGGCCTGGAGAAATAGGCGGTCCGCTTTTCGTGACAAAAACTAATAATGGTTCGAGTACGGAAACTTTTGGAGATGGGTGGTTTGGGCCGTCGAGTGCTAATAATTCTATTTTTTATGGGGGTGCTTGGAGATCTGTATATCAGGCAGGGCCTTTTATGATGTCGGCTTCAAGCGCGGCCGGGGCTTATAGTGCATCATTGGGTACGCATTTTGTTTATTATCCATAAGAAAAAAGGAGGTGATATAATGGCATGTGGTGGAAATGGAAAGAAACCGAAGAAATGATTAAAATGTAAAATATTTATCTTTTAAAATTTTCATTTTTTTCTTTGCATAAGGTATGTTTTTATATTTTTTATCAAATATTATATTTGGTGGCTCATTATCAAAAATTGTTTGATATTTTAAAGTTCCGTCTATGTATAATACAAGTTCTCCGGTTTTTATTTTCCCGTTTGTGTATTTTGTTATATAGTGTTCACGACTTATAATTTCCATACCAACCTCGTTTATTATATTAGGTTGTGTTCAAATCGCTATACAGACGGCAGTGTTTGAAACAGTTCACTGTCTTCTTTTTTATATTTTTCATTATTATTTATTGCATCAACAACAGGTTTAATAACGCTGTATAGTGCATTGCCAATTGATAAAATCATATTTTTTAAGTTTTCAGCGAATGTCTTAAACGCTCTTATAGCTGACCTCCATATATACTCTGGGTCACTTCTCATTTTTTTAAGTTTTAAGAGTTCAATTTCAAGCTCTTCAGGGCCACGTTTTGGAGCTTTTGAGATAAGTCTTTTATTCAATCTCATCATTTTCATCCTCGTCTTCATCGACATCATTTGGATCAAAATACTCAGTGTGTATTAATACACTTGGCTCACCATAATTAACTACCTTTGGATATACTTTTATGATTGGGGCCAACACATACCCACTTTCTGTTACAGCATATACTTTAAGATCTGGGTCTTGTTTTTTGAGTTCCTCGATGAGTTCTTTTACTATCATTTTTATGCCTCGTTTATTAAGATTTAATCCAACTCGATACTTTCAACATAGTCCTTCCATGCCAAGACAACCGCGTTGTATGTTTTTTGATCGTCGACTTTTAACAAACTCTCCGGTATTTCACATTTAAAATTCATTTCTTTTTCGTAGTATTTAGGGAGTAGGCTGAATTCACCACTTACTACTTTTTTATAAAATTCTATGAAAGACCATGCTTTATTATATTTCATATATTCTCCTCAACACTTTACCCACTTCAGAACCTCTCTTGCCTGCTTCCCTTAAAGGTTCATCTGTTAATATGATTCCTTGTTTAGAAAGTGATCTAACTGTCTTCATATCAAAAATCATTGCCTGAATTTGAGTCAATTGTATCAACCTCTTGTTGGTTTTTCCGCGTAAAATGACTGTGAATTCTGAAATATTATTTTGGGATCAGCATCTATGACTAAAGCTTCTGTTTTTATATTCCTCCATCCATCTTCTTTTAATATCATTATGGCTTTTTCATACTGATCGTTATTATCTGTTGAGAATGATATGCTGTTTTTAAACTCTTTAACGTTTTTAATACCTATGTCGTTTAGTCGTTTAGATATCATTTATTCCCTCGTTTCTTATTATGTTTTATCAGCTTCCTATTAACCTTATTAACCTGCTTAGTAATCTTGTTTACTGCCGGAGCAAGTACTTTATCAGCCATCGTCAATTCTCGTTTCTTAGAGTCTGCCTGAGCATCTGTACTGAAATCAGCTTCCTTGAGCATTTGATTATATACTTCAAGCTCTTTTAAATAATCTTCATCTGTTTTTGCAGCCTCAAGTTTTTTAAGTTGGCTGTTTAGAGCTTTTCCTGCTTCTTCTGTTGTTATTCCTCCAAAATTACTTATTTCATCCATGTCCTAAACCTCTTGTTTATTTTTTCAGCACAAAATTTATACAGATCTGCCTATCTGGGTCTTCTGAATAGTCGCCTTCTGGTGTAATACAGGGAGCTCTTTCAAAAAAATCACAGTCTTTGCAGGTTTTGCCTTCAAAATAGTTGACCGCGTTGAGTACGGTAATTACTTTTAATTTCATATAATCATGAGTACGCTCATTAGCGTCGCTCCATTTGAAGGAGGGACCAGGTAAACCAAACTCTTTTTGAATAGATAACATGAGTTCTTCGTAGAGTATCTTAGCAACCGGTTCTATTGTATTGGGGTAGTCTTTTGCATCAGACATCATATTTCCTCCGGAAATCTGCAAACATAGGAGTGTACGGCATTCCTACTCGATCCATTTCGTCTTTTCTCCTGTCAAGCTCCGGGCAGGCTTCTTTCATCTCGTTATATGACGAAAATTTCTGCCCAGGATAAAGGTCTTGATCAGGGATGTACTCAGGAATTAATAAGGGTTCTGAAATTTCTGCAGACATTTAAACCACCTCACTCATTACAATTTTCTTGTTGTTGTCTTGCTTCCCTCCGTGAGTCAAGGAGGTCAAAGATTCTTTCATTCGTGGCTGTTTCAAGCAGGTTATTATAATCTGATTCAAGATCCATTTAACATCCCTGCTGTTCGTCAACGTACTTCAACCAGTCGTATTGCTCACTGATAAACTCTTCATCGCCCACTGTAGCAAGTTCTATTCCTTGCCATCCAAGAGCTTTTAGGCTTAGAGCATCTTCTTTACGGAGTGGGAATATTAGACCAGTCGGCGTTCTGTGAACGTAAAACTGTTGAAGTAGTATCATTTTGTGAAGTAGTTCAGACATGATTTAAGCTCCTTGGCTTTTCCTTTTCCCTGGATACAAGCATTTTTCAGGGTATATTCTGCCTATACAGCCCGCGCAAGACGGACGTGTGAAACAGTCAGAAGGAGTTTCGCAGATATCGACGGTAATCATTTAGACCACCCTTACCCGAATTTTCCCCTTTCTTTGCCGGATAAATAACAGAGCAGCACGTTCTACGATAATGAGATATTTGGATTTCATCAAAACACTTCCTTAGTATATACAACCCCAAGCCGCTCAAGTTTTGAACAGAATCCAGCTGCTTTATCTGAATCTCGGAAGGTTAGAACGTCCATGCCTCCACGAGTTGAAATGAGAATGAAAGGAATCATTTTTTTACCTCTTCGGTATGTAACTCCATCCTTGCAAACCAAACTATAACGTCTGTATTGCCCAATTTCTCTGCAAATCCCTTACTAACGGCCCCGGTTAAATGTGATTTTCCAACTTCAATTAAGGGAACAAGATTTTTGATAAGTTCTATGAACTCAGAAGGTTCTATCCCGTACTTATAATCTAGTTCTAGCCATACAAGTTCGTCATCGGTTTGATTACTCATATTAAGTATATGGGCCGCGAGATCACAGCAATCTTCATCTGACATTTCAATTTTATTAGATTGGGCCATTTCAATCATCCTCTGGTGTCTCAGTCTTGCGGTTAGTCTTTCGTCTTGCATTTCTGGCATTTACTACCCGGATTGGCTGTTTCGATTTTATCATTATTTTCACTCCATTACGAACAAAAAAATAAAAATTAGGCTTTCTGCCTGTCCTCATTAAACCACTGTGTAAAATCTGCATTAGTAACCGTTCTTTTTGCCACTCTTTCGCAGTGTGAACACGTCCAGGTTTCTTCTATTCCTTGTGAGATCTTAACAATATTTACCAAGCTCATTGAGCTCTCAGTCTTGCAGGCCGAACAGGTACATCTTTTTTTCATGATTGATTCGATGTAACTTTTTACATAGTTCCTGTAAGCCTCGTTTCGGGCTTGTCTTATTCTTTCAAGCCTGTCAGCTTCAGCATTGAAGATGTATTGAGTACATTCTGAAAGACCGTTTGACATTTTGTTGCGCTCCGTTTAACTTAGTATATAGTAATAGCACTTTATACTATATATACTTAATCTACTTGGTATACTAGATAAACTTTAAATACGATGAATACTCTTTTTAAGACATGGCAGAAAAGCAAATAAAAAAACAGAATCCAACTCAGAAAGTATCGCCTGAAAATTTAGAGCGTGTTGCGAATATAGGTAAATATGGAGAGTCTTTCGATGATGTATTAAGCAGACTTATAAAATATTGGGAGACTGGAAAGAAGGAGGAATAAACAATGTATGCAGACATGATGCAAGAGTTAATAATCCGTGCCGGAAAATGTGCCGAACCAATGAAATAAATGGCTAAAGCGGCGAATAGTATCAGTATACCCCAGGAATTGTTAGATACTATGAAACTAAAATAAAATTATTGAAAAATAAGTAAGTTAAAATAATCAATCATCGTTAAAAACTAAAAAAGAGGAATTGACATGAAAACAGTATACAAAATATTAATTGCAGTCGTAGCAATTTTTTTGTTGCTTGGCTGTGTTGGAAGTAACACAAACAACAGCGAGAATACTAAAGCAGACACCCCACCCGAAACAACAAAGTCTACTCCAGCTGAAACGCAAGAAGTCCTAACGGTAACTGAAAATACCCTCACAAAAGACCAGTATGGATATTACTATGTGCAAGGTACAGCCGTTGCGAATAAAGATCTCGGATACGCTGAAATTGACGCTCAGTTCACAGACGCAGACGGGGCAGTCGTCGGAAGCTTCTTGACTAACACACAAAATCTGAAAAAAGGACAGACATGGAAGTTTAAGATAATTGGCCCTGTCGATAGTACCGTAGTTGTGACAGGAGCAAACATTACAAAGGTTTCAGGGTTTTGAGGGGCTGTATAAAGCCCTATATTCAACTTTTTTTAATTGGTTAATACATTTACATTAACTTTTTTCAAAACTCTTCTTATAGTCGCTGTTAAATTTTGATTTTCGTTTTTACCTTCTCGCTCAGATAAAAATAATCAGAGGTATCCGAGCGAGGAAAATATGGCTGAAACACCCAATCTATTAACACTAACCCCGGGAACTTTACAGCAATCCACGTTTACAAAATGTGGTGATGGTTGCAAGTACGACGGGGTAGAACTGACAACAACCGAAAATAAAACAGCGTACACCGCACGCCTGCCGATCACACTAAACCCAGGGACCACGATATCAGGCGACGGAAAAGCCACGGTAGAATTAGTTACCAGTGCGGACCCTACTGTCTGGAAACCCTTAATTCCAGTTTTCGCATTTTCAGGAGAAAAATATCTTTTTGAAAATTTTATTTTTGACGGGATGTCAAGCAAACAGTCTGTGCCCTGGGGAAAAGGTTACCATAACCTGTTTGGAGGTAGTAAAGCTTCGAAAGTCACCATCCAGGGTATGAACATCCATAACTCGATGGGAGATGGAGCACGTATCATAGACAGTAAAGACATCAACTTTGTAAAAAATAAAGTCTATGGCATCGGGCACGATGGTTTTTACGTGGAAAGGTGTACCGGCGTAGAGGCTGCTGAAAATATTATTTACACCAGGATAGATGCAGCCCTGCGGTGTCGTGGCTCATCTGATGTGACATTTCGGAATAACTGGATCTACAGCACAAGTAAGTACACGCCCAGGACAGGACCCGGAATAATTGCCCAGATAGACGAGACTGCCGGAAGCACCAGCAAAAACGTGAAGATCTTTGAGAACTGGATAGAAGGCTGTGAGGGGCCTGGCATGTGGATAGTAACGCATACATATGATTACACTAAGGCAAGTTCTATTGAGATCTACAGAAACGTGATAAAAGCCTGTGGACAGATGCAGGCTGTTAACAAGCTCCCAGGAGTTGCGGGGATCTGCCTGGACGGGTGGAACGCCGAGGTCTACGATAATACAATAGACCAGTGTTCCGGGGCTGCATTTCGTGTAGGGAACTATATTACGACATCAAAAGGAGATGGGTACAAGGTCAACATCGAAGGTAACATCCTGACAGGCACTAAAAAAGCCAGTTATCCAGACAAATATAGCGGAATTGGCCTGGTCAACATCCGGGACAATCATGAAATTACCGTAGATGAAAACTGTTTCTACGGTAATACTGCAGGCGACTACTACGGCGTAAAACCTACAGGAAGCATCCTGAAGAATCCTGTTTACTCCGATGCTCAGTACCATCTCTCTACCTCAAGTCCCTGTATGTTCGCAGATAAGCAGCTTGGAAGATACAATAACTCTTCACCTGTAAGCCCGGATGAACCAGACACACCGGACGAGCCCGACGAACCTACCGAAGACACCCCTGCAGAAGTGTTTGTTACCTGCGATCAGGGAGACGCTGAAAACATTATAAAAAATCTCTCTGAAAAATATACCATATATAGGTGATTATATGACCTTAATATCAGATACTAAAGAATATCAGTCAAAAGAAACTGTATGCAATAACACAACTAAAAATTGTGTAGTACGTGAGTTCACAATTCCGGGAAAATCCGGTAACCAGATATCAATCTCTAAGCTGGGAATTGATATCAAAAATAAAAAAGACGGAATACTATCAACATGTTTTGTAACTGTTGAGTCTGGAAACAATGAAAAACAGCTTGCAAAGTGGTCAAACTCGAAATCTGATTATACTTCCCGGAATGGAACTGTTGAGTACCTGGCTCCTGCAGGCAGTGAGGTTAAAATCAGGATATACCTGAAAACTGATGATGCAAACTGTACAGCCTCGGTTAAGAACTTTCTGGGAACCTGGAAGTATCAAGGCATTAAGCAAGATACAAAAGAAGAAGTTATCGAGCCTGTAGAGCCTGAGAAACCTGCAGAAGTCGCGGAAACGGAAGCTTACCTTGTTGTGAAATGTACTTCAAAAGAAGTTGAACAGTTGACCGCCGAAATATTAAAAATTGCGCCAAGTGCAAAGGTTTCTACACTGTCCAATGATCCGACTTGAAGTTGTTTTAACTTCAATTTTCTATTTTAATACTGGACTTTGCTATTGAATAATATGTGCCATCTGATTTTATCTCAGATCGAGCGAGAAGCACAGGATAAGCTTAAGATAGCCCGACCACTCGGTAAAACCTGCGGAACTTGTGACTTTTTTGAGACAGATGGTACGCTCACATTTGTAGGCACTTGCTCAAAAAAGCAAACGCCTGTATCTAAAAATCAACTTTGTAATTTAGGAGTGCAAAACATGGACTTGATTGAACTCGCAAAAATAGCTACTGCCCTTGTGGTAGTGGCTGGTACTGTGTACAAATATGCCTCAATGAAATATGGAAAAGAAATTAAAAACGTTGAAATGTCTCTCAAAACAATTGGTGATGAAAAAATATCTGCGCTTGAAGCTCTTAGCGAGGTAAAAGCCCTCTTTGAATGTGGGAAAGCTGCCGCCGCAGACGGGAAGATCACACCAGAGGAGATGGAAAAAATATATGCGGAAAGTATGGAGATTGTTAATTCTCCGGCAGTCTCCAAGTTACTCAAGAACTTCGGCAGTGAATAGGTTGTGTTACTATAAAATTTTCAGAGTGTAACCCGCTCCATCTTGTAGCAATCATCATTATAGGAGGAATTGAAATTGCTTTAATAGTTACGGGTAACGATGGAGCTTACGCACTCCCTCTTGTTGCAATGATGTGTTTAATTTTGGGGGTAAAAATTCCCGAAGATAAAGCTTTAGATTTCATTTCACTTTTTATAAAAAAGTAATATGTAAATTCATTTCGGTATTAAATCACCCACGTCTTTCATTTTTTCAGGATTTGCTTTTATCCACTCAACGAAGAGCCGTTCTGCCGTGACTTTTGCTGATTCGTATTCTTGCTGTGAAGTCATTGTAAGAGGCAGGCCACATCTTAAACAATAGTTTGCACCCGGAGCGTTCATTTCGCTGCATCTGGGGCATTTTCCCGGCTTCATAGGGTCAATTATAGCCTCACTGTCTTCTATGCCATACATGGCCTTTACATCCTTGTCCACATCCCGGCCGGAGAGATGGCAGTATATCGCGGGCATGTCGGAGCCTGCAGTCCATCCGAGATAAACTTTCATTTGTTGCTCAGTCATGTACTCGCTAAGGTGAGTTGCGCGCGCGTGTCTGAAACCGTGAAGCCAAACACGTTTTTTAATTCCCGTTCGTTCAACGATTTTTATAAGGGCGCACCTTAAACTAATGTCTGAAATCTGAGTATGCCTGTAGTCCCCTGTCGGCCAGAGCGGGGCGTCTGGCTCATCTTTGAGAGGGTGGACATCAAGCCATTGTCTAACATAGGAAGCGAAATTAAAAATAAGAACTCTCCTTGCGCCTGTCTTACCGGCAGGGAAGGTTACAGACGCGCCGCCTGATGGGAGGAATTCAACGTTCTTGATTTTCATACTTAGGATTTCCCCCACTCTGCAGCCGGACTCATATAGAAGACCAAAAAGGGCTTTATCTCGGAGACAGGCGGCATGGTCTATGATCTCAAGAACCTCTTCTTTTGTCAGGATGTCTTCAGGAAGCTTAGTTCCTTTCAGGTTTCTGCAGCGTATCACCGCCGCTTCTTTTTCTTTTCCGATATACTTCAAGAATACCTTAAAGTGCGTTCTCATATTGTTTTTTGTGAATTGTGAAAGAGGCTGTCCCTTGTTAAGTCCCCTCTCACATTCTTTGACTTCCAGGGTGTCTAAGAAGTCTTCTACGTCTTCAATTGTCGTTTTTGAAAATTCAAAATTAGTACTTATCAGAATCTTGGACAATGAAGTTAACAGGGTGTGACATGTTTTCTTACTCTTGCCGTCCCTTATTTGCGAGTTAATAAATTTTATAACAAGCTTTTTATTTTCTTCCGAGGCATTAAGTTTTAATGTTTCAGCCTTCTTTTTTTCGAGCTTTTTCTCAATCGAGATTTTAGTCTTGGGGTTATTTGGGTTCCTTGGCATATCAAAAGGTAGGTGTTATTGTTATTAAAAACATTGTATAATTGCAGCCATTATATAACAATTATAATAACAATTACACTTATTAAGTGTCAAACGTCAAAATATTTTAGTATATATAATTTTCTAGAAAAAAGAGTTGCAGATAATCGAAAATTAATAAGAACATTTATATATTAATAAGTTTGTCTTTGATCGCTCGTAGAGGAGGCAAATCTTACCCAAAAGATGTTATCCCGCCTTCTCTTCGGGCAACGTATTTTTAGATAACTACAAATACGTTTTCAGTTCCCTGGAAATTTAAGTAGTGTTCTTCTACTAAAAGATTAATCACATCTGAGATGCTGTTTTTGGTGATTCCAAACGTGTTTTTTAATATATAATTAAGTTCTTCGTTACTGATTATGTTTTTACTACTGTTATTTAATGACTGTATTATATTTTTAACAATGGTTTCGAATGATATAGTTTCTGTGATCTCCACGTTTTTAATAACAATCTTGTCGGCTGCGTCTCCGTCTAACGATGTTATTTTTTGATAATGGATTGCAACTCTACTTACGGCAGGTTTGCCGCAGTTTGGACAGATAGTTTTTATATACATGTTAACCACCCTGGAGTTTTTGTTGACAGGGTTGTGAATTATATAAGCAAAAAAGATATTTAAATGTGATTATTTGTGCTGGAAAATCAGAGTTCGGAGTCCTCGTTATCTATTATTCCATATACAATAGAAACGTTTTCTTTTTGAGGTATATCTTTTATTTCTGTTGGGTTGGCTTCTAAGTCTTTCGCCTGGTTGAGGCATTTGATGGCCTCCTTAAATTCACCTAGTTCTATACACGCTTTCGCTTTCTTTTTAAGAGCGGATATTCTAAATTTTAAGTCGGTGTGTAGCGTATCAGTGAGGGTTTTTAAACATATTTCATCAGATAAAAATATAGTTAAAAAGCGGTCTATTGACTCATCAATTAACCCAGTGTCTTCTTTTACAAGATGCTCAGCTACCGCTATTGAAATTAAATCACTAGGGCTTGAGTATTTTTCATTTTCTGTTTCTTTATCGATTTTTTCCACTAAAAACGGACTCATCGACACGCTAATTGTAATTTTTCTTCGCTTTCGCTCCATACAATATAGTATTGTATAGTAAATTATTTATACTCCAACGTTGTATTGTTATTATTGACATGCCAATATTGGTATAGTAAGATTGACATGTTAATGGAGTGTAAAGATGGAAAAAGTGGAACTAGGAAAAGAAAGTCGCATCTGGAGAAATCTTTCGATGCCAATATCCTTAGAGGTTTGTGAAAAGTTAGGCGTAAAACCGGGGGATAATGTACAATTTTATGCATGTGGTGACTCTGTAATTGTCGAAAAGGCATAGAGTGACTGAAAAGGATTGTATGTAACATGATAAAAACTCAAAGAAAAGTAACAATAAGCACATCGGTTTCGAGATTTGCAGATAACTGTATAGAACAAATGGTTGAAAGTGAACAATTTTCAAACCGTTCGAATGCTGTAGAGTCGTCTGCGTTGTTGATGTATTTTGTACTCAATAATGAACAGATTATGAATAAGGCAAAAGAAATTGGAATAGTTCAATGAGGTGAGACTATGAGAATATTATTCACAGCTCCTAATAGTAAGACAGCTTTTGAAAGTCTTAGAGCAACCGGCATTAAAGGTAGAATACTCCTTCACAGAATGCCTCATTGTACCTGGACTTTTGAAGCTCTTGTAGGCCCTGTTGGGTGTGGTTCCGAATGAGCGAATCTGAACTGATCCAACAGGCAAAAACGTACTCCGAAGAAACGATAGAACAGCTAACAAAAAACGAACCTTTGTACGCTGCGATCCTAACGATTGCTAGACGAGAGTGAGCATTGTGCGGCCTGAATACACGGTTCAACTCCTGGGGGCCGCTACTGTATCAAGACAAAGTAAACCTCCAAAAAATACCCAGGCTTCTGCTTGCCTGGGGTTCCTCCTAATATGAAAATTCAACGTGTGGTCTAAAGCCTGTTGCAGACCCCTGTGAAGCCAGGTATGATAATAACTACTCAGGCAGGTTCGATTCAATTCCTTCGATGATACGTAGATCGAGAAAAGAACTCAGCAGTTGAGGAACTGCTATAAAAAACCTCACCATATGCCGTGCATGGGAGGGCAATAATAAACACCTGCTGTATCCACAAAAAGACCCAAATTCTACCCTTCAACCTATGACCTACTCAATTGCCCCCAGGTTCAATTCCTGGGCACGGCCTGCCCTGTTTTACAGGGGTATAGTTAGAATGTGTTTATCTCAAGCATAGTGTACGACGATGGCTCACGGATTGAGTTAGAATGTCCCTACAGACAAGATAAAGCCCTGGTAAATCCAGGGCTAAAATAAAAAACGGGTTGGAAATAATCATCGTGCCGTACCTCAAAGATGAGGGCAGTCAATTATACCATAGTAACACCCGACAAAGTAACACCTTGAACCTCAGATAACACCCCCTAAAGTTCAAGACTGCTCAAGGTTCGAATCTTGATACGGCCTTTGTTTCAAGTTCACGCTTGAGACAAAATCAATAATGGATTTGAAGAAACTGTAAGGATGTATCGAATTGTGCCCGGTGTTGGGATTACACAACTTAAAATGTCTTAATATGTCTTAGTAATAGAGGTCCCTGGGATAGCCGGGGACAAATGCCATAATCTGTTTGGAGATTCTGGGAGGGTTCGATTCCTTCTTATGGCTTTCGGGAATTTTCCCCGTAAAAATATATAAATAGCTTCTAGTGGAGGTATCTAAAAAAGCGTAACGTGAGAAAACTGATATCAAAAATATAAGCCAAAAACTTGTACGAACCAGCCCGGTAATCCGGGCACAAGTCTCCTTATAGGCTTAACGGTAAACCGGCCACTGGTCCGAGATGGCTAGAGGTAATACGAGGTTCAATTCCTTGTAGGGAGATCCGGGACAACCCGGACAAAATAATACAAACAAAAAAATTTAGGCAACTCCTAAACCCTTGAATCTCTGAAATTGGTCAAACGAAAGACGCTGATGCTTTATAAGTTTCAGCGTCTCAACGTGTCCATGTTTGACAGAAAAACACAGGTTCAAACCCTGGCATGGACCATTATTTACTTTTTATGAAAAAGAGGCGTGTGTTATTGAATTTTAGAAGGTGTAAGAAATGAGCGATTTTGAAGACGGTGCTGAGATGGTGCGGGATTTGAGTCTCGCAGATGAAACGAGTCTCCGAGAAGAACCTGAGAAAAAAGGGAAAAGTTGTACTTTTTGCGGGCAGCTGTTTAAATCAAGTGACGATAATCCGTTTTGTCCAGATTGCCGGGAGATTTGAGGATGGCAGGAGAATCTAAAACCCTTACAGATTTTGACCTGGAACAGATGAAAAAGGCGTTTCAGGAAGCTGGTAAGAACTGCGTTGTCATGCCTTCACAGCCCGAAACCGAGGTTAAAAAGTACGCTGAAGAACATGATAGTATAGCAGTCCTTGAAAGCCGTATTCTTGATATAGAAGAATGGATCGACGGCCTAGAATCAAGAAAGCGATCTCTGGAAAATGTCCTTAGATGGGGCATTGAGGAAAAAGCCTCAGACAAGGCTTCTGGACTCACAAATGAGACTAAACGAAAGATCGCTTATGAGATGGCTGCTGAGGACAATGATGAGCTTCAGACGCTGTATGGCGAGATCCGGATATTCAGGCGAGAAGTTAGGGAGCTCCAGATTGAGCTTGATAATGAGAGAAGAGGATTTCAGTTGTTAATCATGGAGGTTTAAGGCATGACTGACAGCCCCGCTATTCTTGAACAAAAAATGAAAATACTCATGGGCCTCCGTGGGTATTCGATCATAAAAATTGAGGAAAAACAGGCTCTCTGGAAAATAAACTCCGAAAATGCAGTCACAGTAGATGTGTCTTTCCCTGCTGAATTGTGGGAAGTGAAACATAAGGGCAAAGTAGTCAACGACTGGAAAAAAGACCCAACTCTCCCCGCAAATACCCGAGATATGATTCAGACGCTCGATGATGAGTTTCAGGCAGCCTGGAACGAAGCTGTAGACAATGGATGGATAATCGAAACTGAGCAGCCCGTTAAAGTTCCTGAGAAAATAGAGCCTGAAACGGTTCAGTCTGAAACCCCTAAAATTGACCCTGAAATAGAAGAAAAGAACAGGCTTGAAAGAGAAGAAAACGAAAGACGGCTCGCGATGGCTGAAGAAGCAAAGAGAATGGAAGATTCTCAAAACGCACATCTGAAACAAGTGCCTCAAAAACAAACAGCTGAAAAATCAGAAGAGTTTACAGACCGCCCTACTGAATATGTAGAGGCTCCAGCTCCTAAAACAGGAGAAGTCAACCTTTTTGAAGTCTTGAACAAGATATGTAAAAATGACCTTATGCAGATTTTTGGACCCACTGGCACGGGAAAGACAAGCCTTTGTACTAAACTGGCCCTTGATTCGAAATTAAAAGGAAAATCGGTTCTATACATCGACACTGAGCACAATATGAATGATGACCAGATAGCAGCGATGCAGAAAGCTGGGATAAAATACGAGTTTATAAAGAAGTTCCCAAAACTCTGTGACTATGTAAAAAGACTGCCTTCACTCTCTAAGTATAATGTTGTGGTCATTGATAGTATAGGAGCTCCTGCGCTAGCTGCTTTTTGCAGATCAGATATGAGAGGAAAAGGCGATGTATTACAAAAATTAATTTGGATGTCGGACGACCTTAAAGAATATGCCACTGACAATAACTCCCTGGTAGTAGCCACCAATCAGCCTGAATCATCTATGAACAAGGGAGAGAATGACATCCTGGAACCTTTTGGAGAAAAATCCAGATATTATTATAAAGAGATCCTTAAAACCAACTATGCTGCGCATGGTCGAAAGACGGGAAAAACTACACTGGTTTTGAGAGCTCATCGATCCAGATTTATGGGGATCGATACAAATGTTTGTACTATGGAAGTAACTGACAAAGGTGTAAAGGTGATCCAATGACCTCATCCACTACAAATAATTATAAACTGATAGGGTTTTTCCCGGCACTGACCCTCATCTTTGTAATTGCCAAGATTTTTGGATATCTCACGTGGTCTTGGTTGTGGGTTTTATCACCTATGATTTTTGAAATAGCTTTATCAATTTTACTTATAGCCATAATATTAATTATCGCTTTAGTAGGAGTGGTTCTGAAATGATTAACACAGTCTCTATTTGTGAAACGTGCTCAAAAAATCCATGTAAATGGATGTCCGGAACAGTTGAAGAATGCCCAGGCTACCGCGAAAAGGAGGAAGTGCAGGATGAATGAAGACGAGTATGGGAAAGCAATTACCGAGTTAGCCAAAATAAATTATCAACGCACGACCACCACGCTTGAAAAACACGAATATGTAAATATCGAGGTAAAGGGCTGTACTTTGGGGGAATGTAAGAAATGTTTTGATAATATCAAAAAAGAGGTGGATGAATGTCCCTCCAACTAACCCCCGAACAGGCCAAGAGATGGGAAGATATCAAAACCGGGAAATGGCACGATTATCCATTTGGAACGTCGCGTTCCAATACAAAAAAGGCGGTGAATAGAAGTGAGTGAGATTCCAGCGAAACCAAGCACCACCCAGGAAGGCCAGAACAACACTCAATCAGGAATAATGACCCTTCCTGATATCAACTTTTCTATAAACTGTCAGGTCAACGTCAATATTGATCCTGAAACGAAAACCCTGTTGATGACAGCTCTAAGGCTGCTGGAAGGTCAGAACCAAGTACTTGATAGATCGTATTCAGGGCAGAATATTAACTCAACGATCCAGCCTGAAGCCTTTGTGAACCTTATAGATGATGAGCCTCTGGAATTAAGTGTAAACATCCCTGAAGAGCTTACAGTGCCCCGGAACGAAAAGCCATTTGGTACTATAATACCTGCAAACCATAAGAAATGGAATTATGTACCAAAATATAAAGATTTTAGCTGGACCCCAAACGGCAACGATATAATTCTTAGATATGCCCACATAACCCACGATATAGACAGGAAAACAGTGAATTATCTCCTCAAGTTCACGGGTTCAAAAAGAACCAAGGAAATTGAGAAAGTAGTGGGCTCCAAAACAAGTAAAAAGATATCGGCGATAAATATCTTTTGCAGGTCAATTGATGAGGGCATCATAAAATTCCCGGATGATCCCGAAAAAAACTTAGTGGAAACCTTTTCTCAATATCAAGCCGAAGAAGACCCGGACGCGGTATTTAGGCCAATGGTGACCCCATACTTTAGTACAGCCCCTGACTCAGAGCATGGGAAAGTCGAAGGCACTTTGGAGGGCTGAACATGATGTGTACTTGTTCGAGATGTGGAGCCACTCTTAAAGACAACACGCCGGCAAATTGTATAATTATTGACGGTGGAAAAATAATCTGCTGGGACTGTGCTTTGAGTGCCTGCGAAAAAATCATAGAAAATAAAGGCAAGATAAAAGCTTCTAAGAGGTCTGCTACATGAATGCAGACCTTATAGACCGGAATACCACAGCCCATAGAAACGGCAAATTCTGCGAAGAGTATGCAAGAGAAGTAATACCTGGGCTTGAGTGGGTAAATGGAATCTATGATGCTCTTCTCAATGGCGTCCCGCTTGATGTGAAAAGTTGCCAGGCTTGGTATGAAAGGCCAAATCGTCCGACTTCGCCCAGGAAGGCCGGTATGGTAACTTTGTATCCTGAGCAGGACACAGAATTAAAAGCTAAGCATGGTATGTATTTTTGCATAGTACATTTTGGGGAGCTCGTAGTTAAATCTTTTTTTGTGCCTGCTGAGAAGGTCCCTGAGAGAAAGCAGATTTCATGGACCACTTTACAAAAGCTCGCGGTGGCGGTTTGATGACAGATGAACTTGAATGTATAGAGCTTGCCGCTCATCTTCTTAATATGGAAAACAAGTACGAAGATTGGGAAGAGGTATGGGACGCACTTTATGACCTTCACGGAATTGATGAAGATGGGTTCTGCTGGCTTGTTAACAGGCTTCTTCCACTTATAAAAATAGGAGGAATGCTACCAAATGAACCCATGTACAAAGGGTTTGCAAAGCATTTGGGTGGGGACCTTGGATTATATCTGGCAAAAACCGATTTTGGTATGACCAGAAGTGAATATATTGAGCGCATTGCTTACGGTTGGGCTTATGAAAAGATAAAGGATTGTGAAACTGGTTTTGAAGTTACCATTACAAAAGATGGAAAAGAGCCGATATTACTCACCGTCTGTAAATCGGAGGTGAGATGATGACTGACGAATGCCAATATAAAAAAACATGCCCGAATGCTCAGGATGTTTTTGCCTGCAATGATTCTTTAGAGTGCGAATATTGCGGGATTTTTAAGCAAAACGAGAGGTTAAAGGGGGCTCTTTAATTGCCCTCTGTAGTATTAAACACCTGTTTAGAGTGCAAAAAAACATTTGAAGCAGGCGGCCAGGCTAAATTCTGTTCATCATACTGTCGATGGAGCCACAATCAGAAAAATAGCTCCAGGACAAGAGAAATCCAGGCTGAGAAAAAAAGGATTGAAGAGACACAGCGGAGCTTTAGAATTCTTTCTTTTTTTGAGGATGTGATATTATGATACCTGCCTGTATAATTATTTTTGCGGAGTAGCAACTATGCGTATTAGTCAATTCGTAGAAGAGATATCTTTAAAAGGGATCTGGCCGAAAAATCCCGCTCTTTATATAAGATTTTTAAAAGCTATTCCAGGCGAGCGTCGAAATATAAGCATTTTATCCGTGGAGAGTGGGACATCCTCACAATATGGATGCAAAATAGTTAGAAATTTAGAAAAAGCAGGATATGTTAAGCGGGTTTTTGGTGGGCAGGCACGCTATGTTATTTTGACTGAAGAAGGGGAAAACGTTGTAAGGGGGTTTAGAGAGTGAGTTATTCTTTTTTTACCGGTCTAAATAGATATACGTTCCCATATTGTATTTTTTCAAAAACCCCTGTATCTACGAGTGAAACGAGTTCCCTGGTAGCATGTCGAGTACTAAAACCCATTTGTTCAGCAAAGCAGACAGCCGGAAGAAACGGGTATCTTTTACAAGTGTTGTACGCTTTTACTGCGCCTTTTTCTGTGAATCGCTTTTCCTGTGGCATATATCAATCTATTAAAATGACACGCCCATTGTATATAAACTTTATGAAACGTGTTTGTAGATTCTTGAAGCGTGTTTCTAGAAGCATAAAATATATATGCAATGTAGTACTTCTAACTTATAGAGGTGATAACAAATGTGTCTAAAAAATAGTTATCAATTTTCCCTAATAAGAATAAGTGAGGGATTCTAACTGAATACTGTATTAGAAGGACTTACTGTGACCGAGAGAATTGAAGAGTTTCGAAGGCTGTTACAATATCCCGAGGTCCAGGAAGACCTTAAAGAACTCGTTAGAAATACCCTCGTAGAAAGTAACGTGTTTACACGACTTAATCTTATCGAATCAAATCTAGGAGCTGATGAGTTTCACTGCATCGGGCGGGATCTCAACTACGAAGCTGGTATTTCTGAATATGAAGATGAGAGGGAACCTAGAAAACCTCTCCCTGAGCAGATTGCCGCGATTTATGCTGCAATAGATAGCAAGGAAACTGTTGTAGAAACTACCATCTTAGGCGGGAACAAGACTGAAACCAGAGCTCGGTTACTATTTGAGAAGTTGAAGGTTGTACCTTATACAAATGGTAAACGCTTCATGAAAGGCCCTGACGTTGCTAAATGGCTATTGGGAACTGAAATTAACACGGAGCTTAGGACTACAAAATCCGGAGCCAGACAAGCAGCAAAGGACGTTATGGAAAAATGCGCAGAGTTGTTTGCAGGGGAAGTTAAATTTAATCCCGGCATTGTTGGCAAAAAACTGAAGCGGGCGTACAATATCATAGAGTATATTGAATGTAAGGAGATGTAAGCGCTAGCTTACAAAAGATGTAAGCGCTTGTAAGCACTTACTGACATCTTAACACTTAATTATGATAAGAAACATAGGATCTGAGTGAAAATGTGATAAAAAATATGGAGTTATTGGGGAAAAGGTAATAAACTTTTCTAAATTTCGAAAAAACCTCTATAAGTATTATAGAGAGAATAACACGAATAGAGGATAATGTCTTACAATTTCATGTTTTAAGATTGGTAAGAAGACGTATCTTGTAAGTTAATTTTCTGGAACTTGTAAGTAAGCGCTGACAGAGCTTACAAGAATTAACATACTAAAAATTTTGGTGATAATATGGCATCTTTTGTTTTTAAATGTATATGTGATGGAAAACACAAAAAAGATGACATCTGCCATTATTGGAGTAAACATTCATTAAAATGTATATGTGAAGGTTATCACGATGATGCAAGATGTAAATTTTGGGCACAAATATACACTTTTAAAAGGTGATTTAATGGAACTTAAATCTATAGAAACGGTGTATAATAATTACCGTTTTCGCTCAAGACTCGAAGCTAGGTGGGCTGTATATTTTGATACCATGGGAATAATGTATGAGTATGAGAAAGAAGGTTATGATCTTGGATTTGTAGGTAAATATCTCCCTGATTTTTGGTTACCTCAAGTTAATATGTGGGCAGAAGTAAAACCGCAAGAGTTCACAACCGAAGAAAAAAACAAAGCTATTAAACTTGCTATAGTAACCGGATACCCTGTTATAAAACTAATCGGGTTACCTGATTATGTAACTTATAAAGCTTACCTACCCTCTTTGCATGAAACTGATTTTCTATTGTCAAATTACCATGGATACCTCGTTAGCGAGCATAGATTCTATTCAGGCACTGAGTTTTTCGGAAAACCTAAAAATGTAATGCAAAATGGAGTTTATGAGCTTGACGGAGAATCTATTAAAAAAGGAATCATTGCTTCAAAATCTGTAAGGTTTGAGTTTGATGAAAAACAGGAATGTAAAACTTTTGTAAAAGTAGATCCTGAATTAGAAAGAACAATTAAAGAGCTTAAAAGGAAACAACTTGAAAAATATCATTTAAGGCAAGCCGAACTAAAAAGGAAACAGGACGAAGAATCTAATAAAACATTCTGTGGTTCAAAAAACATTGGAACAGAAAATAAGTATGATTCTGAAGGAAAATTAAGCAACAGGTTTATTATTCGTTCTGTAATGGAAAAAGAATTCCAAATATGTTTAGAATCAATTCGATTTATAAGAAACTCTTCAAACCCTGAAAAAACACTTGAATATATTTTGAGTATTGTAACAGATGATACGGTTATCATAGATACACGTACCATGGATTTGTCTGGATTTAACGAATTCGTGTCTCAGTCTATCTCGCAGAACAAGAGCACCCATGGAGGTAATTAAATGCCTCCCTCTGACCCACATAAAAGCATTTTCCGAACACTCTTTGATCTAGATCCAATCACAGACGACATCAACAGAATAATGGTTGAAGCTCAGCCATGCCAAACCGATCCACTTGATAATCCTGAGTGGAAGAGGTGGTCAAGATGAGACCTAAATCAAATACTTCATGCCTAAACTTTCAAATGGAGTATCCAAGCCTAGAAGCTTATCACTTTCCAGCAGGCACTAAACACAATTCTCCATGTATGGATTCATTTTGGAGAAGTCAACCGATTAGACAAGGAAAAAAGAAGGAGTAATGGGTATGCTACAAAAAGACCACATAACCTACAATATCTCACAATCTGAAAAATATCCAAGTCGCATTCTAAATATTAACAAATGGATAGCCGAAACGAAGGAAATCATAAACTATCAAAAGAAGTTAGTAACCATCAAAAAAGAAACTGAAAAAGCATATTTGATATCTTTTGATATTCCTGCTGAAAATGAATTCTGGATACCAAAAAGCCAGGCTGAAATTCAAAAAACAGTCAATGGTGATGTTTTCAGATTTTAAGAAGAAAGGGGGAATAATCATATCATCTCAAGAACTACAAGTCCTATCAGACTGGCTGACTGAAAACATAAAACTAAGTGAAGATAAACTTCACAACATTGAAAACAAACTCTCTTCGAATAAAAACAAACGAAAAATGGCCTATCTAGAAGGCCGGGTAAACACACTTACTGAAGTAAACGAACTGGTAAAATTCGCTCAACTTGCAGAGGACACAAAGCCTGTATATAGAGAACCATTAGTCACAAACAAAGACACATCAAGATCCTTTGCTCTATCTGAAGATCCGCGTTCAAATGTAAAAAATTGCATAGTTTGTGGAAACCCGCTATCTCCTCATGATTTTGCATATGATAAGCTTTGCTCTGCCAGGTGTAGAGAGATTCATCGTGATCGTATAGAGCGTTCAACAGTGAGACAATAATAAGAGGTCTGAATGATAGAGCTTCTTATCCCAATTCCTAATCTTTACGCAGCCTATACCCTTTCAGAAAATAATGCTTATAAAACTAATTTAATTTACTCAGTTGGATATCTGCCTTTCATCGCTTATAACTTACACATCAATGAATTTTGGCAGGCAGGGTACTTTCTGGTTAATTGGGTACTTGCAGTAAAAGGAGTTTATAAAGTTAAAAGGACAAAGGTGAAACAATGTCAATAGTAACCATCAATGAAATTGGACACATCTATTCAGGTATGGGACTTTCTGAGAAAGCAAGGATTTATAAACAGTTCGCGTTTTGCAGATTGGCGGCTGTGTAAATAATCTTTTTTGATTTTCTTTTATTTAAATACTAAACAATGGTAGAGTAAATATGCCAGCCCAAAAGAAAAGAAAATTAAAGAAACCAAAACAGGTAAATAAAAGTAAAGAATTTACCTGGTCAACAAAACGCAAAGAAGCGGCGTTATTACTATCAACCGGCTTGAAAACACAGAAAGAAGTCTGTGAGGAAATTCACATCACTGAAAAAACGATGTGTGAATGGAAGAAGTTTCCGGCCTTTTTAGAGAAAATTGACGAGCTCACTATCAAAAATGAGAATTTCACACGAGCAGGGCTGTTAAAAGAGTGTCTTAAAGGACTTTCTATAAAAACTGATCACATATGTGAAGACAGATCAACCCATCTTGATTATGTAAAACTGATTGCGGATTTACAGGGGCACACTAAACAGAAAGTAGAGCTTGATGCAAATTTAAAACATTCGAATGAACAAGACCCTGAAGAAATGACTGATGAAGAATTGAGGCAATCGATTAGAGATGATATCACAAAACTTATCACTGCAGGATATGTCCAGACAAGAACTACTAAAGATATATCAGCAAGTGAAGAAAACTAAAAAAAAAGCAAGAGCTGCATCAAAAAAGCTTGCTAAATCAAACTTCCTAAATTTCACTCGTTATACCATGGAAGATTTCCGGGAGAGCTGGCACCATAGAAAAATGGCCTCACTTCTTGAAGAATTCGTAAATAAAGAAATAACCAGACTAATTATTGACGTTCCTCCAAGACATACCAAATCTGAATTTGTTTCTCGCCGGCTTCCTCCTTATATCTTTGGGCGATTCCCAGATGCTAAAATTATTTCCTGTTCTTATGGGGCTGACCTGGCTTCTCAAATGAATGGCGACGCACAGGCAATTATGGACGAACATTCTTATCATGAAGTTTTTCCAAATACTTTTTTAAATAGTTCAAATGTCAGAACAGTCGCAGGATCTTATAAAAGAAACTCAGATATCTTTGAAATTGTAGGTAGAAAGGGTGTTTATAAATGTGCCGGAGTTGGGGGCGCAATTACCGGTTATGGTATGGATTACGGCATAATCGATGATTATTTTAAAAATAGAGAAGAAGCCGAGAGCCCCGTATTTAGGGAGAAGCTCTGGAAATGGTATATGAGTACCTTCAGATCAAGGAGGCAGAAAAACGCAGCTATCCTTATTACAGCTACTCGATGGCATGAAGACGACCTGGTTGGACGACTATTAAATCTCGCTGAACAAAATCCAAAGGCGGATCAATGGGAAGTTTTTTCATTACCAGCATTAACTGATGAAGAGCCTATAGCTGAGTATGATGAAAGAACAGGGCCCAATCAGGCTTTATGGCCAGATGAATTTTCAGTAGACGACCTGCTAAGTACTAAAGCTTCTTTAACTACTTATGAATGGCTTTCACTCTATCAACAAAGACCGTCTGCAGCAGCAGGCAACCTTGTAAAGAAAGAAGACTTTAAATACTGTACTCTTGAAAACGGAGTTCTTACTCTATTCACTGACAAGGCAGCAGGCTCTAAAAAACTATTCATGCTTAACCAGTGCAAGGTATTTCAAACATGTGATCCTGCAGCCTCAGAGAAAAAAACAGCTAATGATTTCGTTTTAGCCACGTGGGCACAGACTCCAAATAACGACCTTGCTTTAATAGATATCTTAAAAACTAATTTAGAAACCCCTAAACACGTTCCTCTTTTTAAACAACAGTATGTAAAACACCACCCTCAGCAACAATGGATTGAAACTGATGGAGTAGGCCGGCCAACATTCCAATTATTAAGAGAAGAAGGGCTCCCAATTGCTGAATTAAAAACATCAGGGCACGATAAGTTAATTAGGTTTATACCTGCAGCTACAAGGATTACTGCAGGAGCAGTATATTTCTTAGCCGAAGCGCCTTGGTTAACGGCTTATGAAAGCGAGCTTTTAGGATTTCCAAACACCAAACAAAACGGCCAGGTCGATGTTACGTCTTATGCTTGCCAGGTAGTTATAGAACATCCATTTATTGTTGAGTCTTACGAAACAACCTATGTAGGAGAAGGTGTAAGCTCCGGCGGCTTTTGGATATAACCTTTTTGATTTTCTTTTATCTCTTTTTCCCAACACTCTTAATATATGCAATTCCCGAAAGTATCATCCATCTTCCCTTTCTCCAAAAAACTCTCTTCTGCATCTCCATCAAAAGACACCCAAGCAGCCCCTGTAGGTGCTGGCGTTTCTCAAGTAGGCGGAGATGAATATTCCCACCAAGAAAAATTTAATAAGTGGATCGAGGAAACCAAACACAAGCTCCCACGCGCCACGCCACTATTAAGAGAAGAAGCGTTCAGATCTGATCCATTAATCCAGGGCACTATATACCCATATCTCCGAAACGTCCTTCTGAAAGGCTATACAGTCCAGACAGAAGATAACAAGCTCTACTCGGAAGCCATTCAGGAAATTACGGCATACCTTGAGCAAATTGATATAATGCAGGTATTCCGGGAGGATTTCAAAGATTTTGCATTTCTCACCGGCCATACATACCGCAGGGCTGACCCTGACCTTTCAGGCAATATAATAAGGCTTGAAAAGATCGAGCCGTCCACTGTAGAGGTCTTTAACGATCCTTGGGACTCTTCAATAATAGCATATCATCAACACGCAAAAGTAAGAACAACATGGTCTTACCTGGGTGCTACAGAAGAAGTAGACAGTTGGTTTATTCCCTATGGGTCTGATCTGCAGGACGTAAACGCAACATATATTCAAAACAGGGCTACCGGAAACGACCAGAGAGTTTATGATTTATTTACAAAGTATCAACAGAACTATTCAATCTCGAATATTTCTAACCTAAGGATAGCGGCTTCTGAGCGCGTTATTTCAATGCACAACTCGGATAAAACACAGAGGCTTTGCAACCAATATGACGATTCCGAACAAGTACCTTGCACTCCCGCGCCAATTGATTCCGTTATCCTGGCTATCTGGCTAAAACGGTTACTTTTATCGAATGCGCCTCACCTTATTTACGTCGTGATCAATCCTTTCCTACACGCAAAGACCGGTATTCTGAAAGATACTAAAGATACACTTGGACATACTTCTATTATTTCTTCAACACCTCAAAAACCATCTACTGCGCTACAAGCTACAAATCCTGTTATTTATAATGACATGCTTCAAAAATATGAGAACTATGTTAAGGAAAATGAAAAAGCTGCAAATAAAATTCTCGAAAATGTGAAAAATGGTGGCGTTTTTTTATCGGGACCAGACCTGGAAATAAAACCTATCGAATCTGCCAGAAACGTTTCTTATCAATTTATTAAAAGTCTTATCGATCAGCTTAATGAGGAAATAGGTCAAGCTTTTGGTTTTCCTATGTCACTCGTCACAGCGACGGGCACAGAGCTCGCAAGCTCAAGAAACATCTTGCAGATGTTCAATAGTGTGCATGCAGGTGAGCGTATGGAATATGAAAGCGTCGCAAACAAGCTCATTAAAAAACAGTTTGCTGAACGAACCTGGCAGGGCACTACAACTAAAAACGGTAAAGAGATCCAGGTAACTTACTCTCTTGAAGATATGCAGGTCAATTTTACCCTAGACACTCCAGACGTTAAAGACCTGCTTGCAGAAGCTCAGGCTTTGAAGGCAAGAGCCGAGACGCTTGTACAACTCAAAGGTATAGGGGCAGGTAAAGAAGACCTTCAGGCACTTGGAGAAGAGGCAGGATTCGGTATTCTTGCGTTGAATGGTACGCCAGCACCTCAGGCTGAAGGAGCTCAAGGGGATCAAACTAATGCTATAATACAGGCTATAATTTCCGAGGCTTTAAGATCGGCAAGTCCTACAGACCCAAGCGGGTTTAAGGACAAAAAAATAACAGAGAGATTACAAGAAGCTTATAAAACGGCTAAAGAAACAATCGATAAACTTTTCGAGGAACATTGAATGTCAGACATCATAGGCTTTCTTTTTGGTGGGTTATGCGGGCTCGTTTTTGGAGTCGCAGTAATGGTAGAATATCACGAACAGTGCGAAAATTTGAACAGTAACGCACATATAGTCAACGATTTAAATACAAAAAAGATAAAGACAAACCAAGCCAGCGAAGATTAAATACTCAAATTGCCTCATATTTAAGATGGTAGAAAGGCACTAAAAATGAATTAATTTTTACAGTAAAATTTTAAATTCCTACCGTCAATTTTCAATTATATAGCTTTCTACACATCTATCATTTGTGATAGTATGAAAGCCATTATAAAAAATATTGAACTCGATACAAAATCAGATAAACGCTTTCCAGTTAATTTGTTGTCTGGATCACTATACCGTGCTAGTGACAGGCTATATTACGTGCATGGTAACCGGCCAATTGGAGACAATTACGCAAAGGAAGTCTTTAACGGATATTATAACGTATGGGACGATGAAACATTATCTTATGTAAAACATCCAACTGAATGGACTGAGTTTATTACTCTTCTGTCCGCAGACGACGTGATCAATTTATTTATTGAGGAAATCTCAAAATGTTCGGTTATCATAAAGGATGCCGAATTCCTTTTAAAATACCCAATTATCACTACAGGGCACACTAAAGTACACCTGGATAATTGTATTGCACACCTGGATAACGACGAAACAGGGTTTATTGAGGTCAATTCAATAGGTGCGTGTACACAAGATCGCCCGGAATTTGATGAATATCTCAAGATACTGGATTCAATTGCATCGATAGGCAGTACTCTTTCTCGTAGTCGGATAATGTCAGCGACTTATTATAAATATGGTTCTCGATATGGGCAGCCGCAAATAAAAAGACACTGGCCTGAAAATACAGAATATCATTTTAAGGTGGACCGGAAAGACAAAATACTTGAGTCCAGCACAGATAAAAGAGGGTATCCTCAATCCTGCGGGAAGGAGAATAGAGAAAAGGGAGTAAGTATCATTGTTCATAATGATGTGTTGGAACCTGGTAAGGAGCCTCTTCATCTCAAATATGATGATCGGATAATTGGAGTAAGTATAGATCAGAATATAATTGTTGTAGACAAGATGAGACAATTGGAGATTGTATGAACGCTAGCTCTATAACCCTTACCGAGTTAACAGATAAACATAGAGTAGTATGCTCTGTAATTAATAAAGATCGTGTGTCATTTGAAATATTTAAAAATGTTCCCACACGTGAAAAAATTAAAACAGATATGGGTACAATTTATGCTGGATTCACAGACATTTATGGATATTTGTTAATGAGTTCTAATTGTGAAAATAAAAAGTGGTATGGTTTAAACGAAACACCTGAATCTAGAGCTTTTATGAATGATTTGATAGACGCTGGATTTATTCAAAAAGCCGAAATTGTAGATATTCAACCCACTGTATCTGAGGAATAATCATGGTAAGTGTCAAACGCTGCACCCTCCATTCAGAATATATAGACGCAGCCCACAAATTGATAGATTATCTCAGTGGAGAACCACACGTATGCAAAGATAGCGGTACTATATGCACACCGAATAATGGCAATGGATACGATATTCCCTATGCGTTCTTCTATCTCAGGTACGACGAAGATCAAGAATGGTACAATGGGGACTGGTGGTTATTAATCGCTTCGACTGATCTAGATCAACATCAAGTAGGCACAAGGATAATATTAGAAGCAATCAAATTATTAGACATTGATTTACCAGAATTTGATTTTAATGTGCAGAGGCCAAATGAGAATCATTTTTTTTACTATTTTGATAGGATCGACGTTAGGGAATGTTCAAAAAGTTTATAATTAACTTTTTATTTTTTAACATTCGATATAAAATGTAAAGCATCCACATGTATGTCTAGATAAAATTTATATAATTATACACCATGATAACACCATTGTAAATTATCCGTATCAGTTTGACGGGCTGCGCGGATCACAAAAAGATATAAATTAAGATATTTACGTAGATGGAGAGATTTGAACCAACGATACCCGGGACGGTATTTCTTAGAACCATTACCCAAATCCTCAGCCTCTACACACAACATTCAAACATGTTGACAACTCAGGAACAATTAAATACTAACCCCGCGATATATGACTGATAATGAAGTGTGGCCTGGAGTTTATGCGCTCCATTTTCCTCCAGGCTACTCCTCTTCACTTAATACATTACTCTTCTTCTTTTTCTTTCCCAAATGCTTAGAGCCTTAACCTCGTCCTCATGGTTGAGTCCAAATGCCTTACAGCATTCAACTGCCTGGACTATATCTTCTATGAGGTTTAAACAGCCCCACAGACGGCTTTCTTTTCTGGCTCCTACCATCTTAATCCCATACCTGAAAACTACCAATTGCTTCATGCATTCTGAACTGTTCTTCAAGCTTACATACTAGGCTATGGGCTTTCTTAGTCATACCACTACTTTTTGGAGTGGATGCGAAATAAAAAGACATCGCGTGGATAAGTTCAATTTCGCTGTTTGAAAGTACATAAGTGTTTTCTGGGATTGTTATGTTTAGTTGTTTCATTTTAGACCACCGCCTGTTCAGGAGTCGCGTAAGCTCCTTTATTGTGTCTTGCAAGCATCTTCTGTATAGCGTCCCAATCGTTAGCAATCTGGGTTATTTCCGGGATATCGAGTTTAAGCTCGCTTCTCTGAAGAAGTGAAAAGGCTTCGTCCCAATTGTGGGCAAGTTCGAGAACTTTTTTAATCTGCTTTGATTTGCTCATTCTTCCTGATCTGTATAACACCATTTTATTTTCCTCCTAACAAGACACTTATTTTGTGTCTATACTATAGTACTACATTATAATATATAAAACTTTGTGTCATTTATCTAACAAATACACATATGTCCAATTTATACTAATTTGTTTTTTATATCAAAAACACAATATAAATACTATAACAACGGCACAAAAAACTTATATACTACATCTGCGTATTATAGTATAGACACAAGCAAAAGGTTGTGACAAACTATGGTAGAAAATAATGAAAATACAGATTTTGAACTGACTAACAAGAACGTTGATGACTGGGAACAAGCCGAGTTTTGGGAAAAGGACCCGATGCAATCTGAAGATGCATTGTGTGATCTTATTCTATGGGTAGATTGGGAAAGCAAGACTGTAACCGTAGAAACTATGATGAGAACAAACTCTACTCCAGGAGAATTATATCACGGGCTTGCGTCGAGTTTTGACCTTCCCGTTGATACAGATTTTACCCGCTTTGTGAAGTTTTATAATGATCACATAAGACCAAAACTTCAGGAAATTGGAGCTACATATGAGTCAAACTGGAACGGTTCAAATTGGATTGGATCTCTTGACCGTGAACAGGAAGAAGAACTTTCTGAGTATATAAGAACAAATGTTCCAGAACATGACATGTGCGCTTATTTCAGCCTCAAAGATCTATATAACGTTGGAGGCAGTCATTCGATAGAGGAAGACCTCGAAGCCGAAGGTATTGACTTACTCACAGCAGATCTAAATAATGACGGTGTTATGTCTCTAGCTGTTGAAACTGTTACATATGGGAACGGTACAGACTACAAACTCATAGATGTAGACGTTGAAGACGAGCTAAGGGAGATACAGAAAGAGATTCAAGAAGAAGCAGAAGAGGAATAACAACTCCTCTTTTCAGGAAGTGTATTATGAAAGTAGGAGATCGCCAACAGCAAGGAAGGACAGGAGAAGGAAGGACCGGCACGAATCAAAGGGAAATATGCCCAGCTTGTAAAGACTATTATCTTAAAACTTATTTTATTTATCAAGATAAAAAATGGATTAAGGCAGGCAAGGTTTGCCCGAATGAAAATTGTAGTTTTTGCAGGAAAGATTAAGGAGAGATTAAAAATGTTTTATGCATTTTTTACACTTCGTCAACGTGACAACATACAAACTAAAGAATGGATGGAAGTGTCAAAAGCAGAAGATAAAAGCACCTGTATTAAGATAGCAATGAATAAAGGGGTTATCTTGAATATGATAGAGTTAACTAAAGACGAATTTTATGATTTATGTGGGTTATATACTCCAGACGATAAATAATTTAATAAGTAGTTGCTAAAACAGGTTGATTAGAGGTTTAATAATCAATTTTCCTTTTTTATCTCACATACCTTCTTTTCTATAATGCCTTTCACCATATCAAATTTCAAAAAAACCCTAAAATCCGCTTTTTCTAAACTCGAAAAAGACCAATCAGAAGCTTTAGCCGTCGAGATCTCAGCAAACTTTATAGCAGGCCAGACAGCAGCCGAGAAACACAAATCTATTAAATCAGCAGAACCAGAGGACGACGGCCTAACAGACGAAGAAAAAGCAGAAATAGCAACCCTTACAGCTCTATATCTAGGCTACATCTCTGAATTCAATATCAGAGCACAAACTCAGATACTCACCAGGGTCCAGGAGCTTGTCAAGGCAGGCAACAGCCAGGACGAAATACAAAGTTATGTTGATAGTGTCTTTTCAGGCGAAGAGTCTATAGTAATTGATAATGTGAGTAAGGAACGTAAAGAAATTTACGTTGATGAAAATCTTAAATTATCCGAAGTTACCAGAACCGTTGAGAATCCATTTTATAGCTCAGTTCTGGCTTATGCTTCACTTATTGGGGCGATAGCCTCACACACAGCCTATGAGAAGGGCAAGGAATTGTATAATAAAGCACAGGGTTATAATAAATGGATCTTCTCAGGCCCCGCCGATGAGCGAGCGAGACCCTGGCACGTTGCTTTGTTGGGTCAGGTGTTTACCTATGGTACGGTACAAAGTAATTATGCTGAACAATGTTTAGGTGAGCCACGGTGCAGACATAGGAAAGAAGTATGGTATGGGGATTCGAGGGACACGTCCCAGGAAAAATGGGAACAGTTAAAAAGAGATGCTGGTTTATTTTGGGACGATAAAGCCAAAACCTGGGCTTTGAAATAAACCTTGTTATTAAATTTATTTTATCTCCTTAAAATACATCTCAAACAAATCCATCCTATAATGAAAAATATATGAATCCGGAGGATATACACAATCTAAAGTATCTCCCTCTATATTGATTACTTTACAAACCGTTTTCGCGGTTTTGTGTTTGTAGAGGGAGTTTACTGAAAGTTCCACATTTCTCAACATCCAATCTCTTTCATCTTATCGTACAACTTAGGACATCTGCCAGTACCACACTCTTCGTAATACAACTTCTCAAACTCATCCCAATTATCCACAAGACGACTCCAAACCTCAGAAACGTCTTTCATTTCATAGAAACGTTCTCGAAATTCAGGAACTTGATCAAGAAGTTTCATACATCGTTTGAAGTCGTCAGGATCACTAGGGTGAGAATGATATCTTATTCCATATTGCCTGAAATCAATTCCTGTAAGTTTTGTAGCGATTGAATCCGAGGATAGGCCGCGTTCACCATTTGCGAGCCATTTAAGGAAAGTTTCACTTACCCTTACTGTATCTACATTTCCCTCAAGTATCTTTATAGCTTCATTCATCTCATTTTTATAGTTCTCATGCTCGTCATAATCACTTTGAGGCAATCGACTGCTTAAACCTTCCGTAAGCATGAATTCATAGTCTTCGTCAGCAAGTGCTTTTTTTAGTGCCCGAATTGCTTTATCAAAGTTTGACATTATTTATCACTTCTCTTAAACTTGATTTTATTCCACTATCCTTTCATTTCTCTAGAAAGTTTATTATCGTCGCTTTAGCAATTACAAGCTCATCCTTCTCATAAGTATATAATAAGTCAATAATTAATTGAGTTACATCATCCGAGTCGGTGAGATCATAGTCTATGTTAGCGTCGGTGATTATTCCATTTATGGCTTCAGAATCCATTTAGTTCAACTCCTCAAAATATCTCATTCACAATCTGTTACCGGTGCAACCATATAAACACAATCAACATACTCTACAATCAACGGAATATCCTTCCCCCCTCGATACGACAACGGTTCCCCTAAATCATCAAGAGTTTTCAAAGCATACCAATAAGGATAGGTGAGTCTCATCTCATCGGAATCCATATTTTCAATCGGTTTGAATGGAACTCCTTCAAGTGTGAACCTCTTAATAAGATCTTCAATACTATTCACTTTAGCAATCGTGAACATCTCGTTTCGGCGAGCCGCTATTCCATGTTTAGTGCAGTCTATGAATGGTATTACAAAGCTTCTACAATCGTCCTCTTCCAGGTATTTTTTATATGTTTTCCAGGCAAGCTGACAGTTTCCGCAGGCGAAGTCTTTGTTACAGGTTCTGCCGTCATCTATAGCGGTGCAATGATCGCCAAATTCATATCTTCGGTTTGTTGGGGGCCATACCATTTATTTCAACTCCGTCTTAACAAACCAATCCTCATTTATCCACCTGCTTTGATTTCCATCAATTACAATGAGTGTATTCCCCTCACAATGGCCTATGTCAGTAACATTCCCACAAACCGGAATATACCATTCATTCCACTCTGGAGAGGTTTTAACATAGTCTCCTACTTCGAATCTATCATTATCTGTTGAAGTGTAATGAAGATAGGTTTGCATACCGACAGACCCGATGATGATTCCTAACACTAATATTATTAAATATGTTGATTTCATTTTATTCAGTCCCCTTAACATTTCCAAACAACATAACACTCTTTACTTCCAAGATAATCTCTTATTACGTCGAATCTCCGATGTTTATATATTATATAAGGTTCATCCGACTCCTTTTTAAATCTCAATCTTCGGATAATTGATAAGCAATATTCTCCATCTTCTGCAAAGATGTTTATTTTTACAGTGTCCCCTAACATTCATTTTAACTCCTTTAGTTTTCCCTTCTCTTATATGACCTACACGTCACACCTGAACATCTCTTCTTATCCTTTGCACATTTATTCGGTGTAACTGCATGTTTACAATACTCGTCAGTTTTCACCATATTTCAATCTCCATTTTCTTGTTCCAGTTTTTCCACCTGATGTCCAGCGCCATTCAACTTCTTCTATTTATTCAATTTCTTTTGATTCATTTAACATCTTTGAAATCTTAAAAAATACTTTACTATAGGCATCCTTGTTACCTTCATAATACAATTTAGCACTATTGTTTTGCCGTTCTCTCCATTTAATTTCTTCATTTTCAGCGAGGTTTTCTTGTTCAACCAACCACACTTCGAGTTCTTCTAACTTTTTTAAAAGTAAATCATATTCTGACATTTGTTCCGACCTCCCATATTCAACGATCAAACACCGAGATCCTTTTTTTATCTCTTCCAATTACAAATACATCTCCAACTCCTATTGAACACACTTGATGAGGGTGCTCATTGCTTAAATACCACAAATTTGTAATTGCAAGATTGTCATTTTCAATAGGTCCGTTAATCACAAACCATTCCCGGTTAAACAGAATGGAATGCGCGGCTTCCAATCCTTTATTAGCCATTTTAAGAAGATTATTTTCAGCTTCTTTTTCTTCAATTAATAACTGGGCCCATTTGGGAAGTTTTGTTAAATCATGTTCCATATTATTCAAGCTCCTTTCCAGTTAACTAATTATAAAAACGCATCCAAACTCTGTTTATGCCTCAACGGTTTAGGCCGTTCCTTCTTGTCCTCTGTTATCTGCTTTTCAAACATATCTGAAATCCCTTTTATCATTTCAGAAGATTCAGCCCCTACTTCATAATACTGCATTCCAGAAATTGAGTTTTTATTAACCATGTACAGGTTACTAATTATGCTTTTTATTTTCTCATCCGAGACATCGCTCCATGTAATGATTACTACACCTTTGCTTCCATCGTTTGACATGTTATTCAAGCTCCTCAGTACTCATTCTTACCCTGAAGTTCCCTTGTGAGATCGCTCGTTGCAGCGTTTAAAGTATCAACCTCGTCCATTAATTCATTTAACAGTTTATCCCAGGTTGTGCCTTTCTGCCCATATGTTCTTAGTCGTTCCCTAGTCGATTTCTTAATTGATATCGTGGTCAAATCTTCATCTGACATAGTATGTTATATGTAATTATATGTATTTATACGTTTCGTATAACAACGTATAACTTAAAACCTATTCCTATAGTATATAATCTTCCACCGGAAACACACCATTTCAAAAATAACTCTTAGTAATAAGGCTTTAAAATACTAGTAGCAAATTGATTATTTTTTCACATAAAACGTAAGTAAAAACTTATTATAAGTATGTTATCTAAAATGGACTGAAAAATTCGTGTTACTAAGGAAAAAATCAATCAGTTTTTAGCTATATGTTTCTAAAATTTTAATTCTAATAGACTATAGGAATAGTCATGTTTCCTTCGATAACCCTATCCTAAAATACAAAAAAATAGTAAGAAACACATAGGTACTTATCAATAAGTTCTACTGATCACGTTTTAAAAAGAAATTAAAGAAAATGAGTTTATTTTTATAAAAACACGATCAGACATTTTTAATAATCCAACACATCTTCGATGAGTTCATCCAAATCATAATAGTAAAATCCCCACATTTCAGCATAGATCCTTGATAAGTCTTCAAAACCACAGGCCAAACTTACTTCACAAAGTTTTTCAATATTTTGGCAGAGGTCAAACCATTCAAAATTTTCACTAAATTTTTTATATGTCATAGTATTATCTTTCCCTTAAAAATCTCATTTTCTCAACAATACAAGCAACCCACTACGAATAGATAGGCCGTTCGCGTTCTTCTCTAAGACTCAACCTAACCACCACACGAACTGCATAATATTCCTATTCTCCGCTTCCTTAAGCCGTCTTTCCAGATCTTCTTCTATCTTTTTTCTCATTGATTCTCTCCCCCATTCATCAGCAAGTTTTAAAAAATAACTTCCGTTTATGATATCAGGTTCAAGTTTGTCCCATGTTTTAAATAAGGATTTTAATTCTTCCATATCAAAAGGTTTACTTTCGTCTGAAGTGTATGTCTGAGCATCAGGAAGTTTAATAACTTGATATCCTAAAAAAGCATACCCACTCGGAACCCATTCTTCTACATGGATAGCAGACACGGTATAATCTATAACAGGCTCAGGAAAGAGCTTCTTATATTCTTCCTTCTTGTCAGGAAGCAGACAAGCATATAAATCAGGATTCATTATTATCATCCTTCTTATGTTTCTTATCGTATAACTCTTCCAGCTTACTTCTCAATTTACGATGTCCTTTAATTCGATCATCCAGCACATTTCCCCATATTGAAACGTGGGGAGGATCTAATTTCCAGGAGAGCGGTTTTTCTTCAGTCATAGTCTCAATCCTGCTCTTAGTTCCCTCATTTTTTCCTTAAATAAATACACCTGCGCATTTTTATTCTCTCTCGTTCTCCAACACCAAACCCGTATTTTACAATACAATATTTTCAATGTCCATTTTAAACCATCTTTTTTATAAACATTTTTATAAAATGTATAAATAGATACATTTTCACCTTTGAATATCACGTTTAAATCACCTCACCTATTATTCACAGGCAGCACTATAGGTGTAATAGGCGCATCTATAAACAATCCCAACCAAGGTATAGGATACCATATCTCTCTCACTTCATGATAAGTATGTTCTCTACATAATGAGCTCAGGAATGGAGCCCTCATACATGTTGCACATTTCAATATTTCGGCGCGATAACCTGCTTGACACCCGGTTACATTAGTCATATTAAAACGCCTTCTCAATTCTTTTCCAAATCCATTTCGGCAACACTCTCTTAACTCCTGTACTAAGCCAATCAGTAATAATATGTAGATACTGGGGAACTATCAACCCGATAAACCACCATCCTGTGAAATATACTCCTAATACCCAGACGACGGCCCAGAATATAGGATTATGCAGCATCCCTCTATGATGAAACAGCATATCAATTATCCAACCGATGAAACCTAATCGTTTTCTTGATTTCGAATTTGTATCAAGGTCTGGAGTAATATATCGAGTTCCGATTACCCATAAGATTGAGAAATATACTAAATGTTGAATTTTCAAATGGATTACTATGGAGGATGTTAATAGAAGGGATATGGCAACTATTAAGGAGATATAATTTAAGACTTCGTGATGTTTTCCGTTCATGCCATTTTCTCCCAGGAATCACCATTCCACTCTAACATAAGAATAATCCCTACCATAAACCTCAACATTAATATATCAAAGTCTTCTGGGTTTCCAAAATATTCATAAGCTTCATTTCGTTCAATTTTATCATATTCAAAATCATGTTTTCTCATTAAGTAGTCTGCCCAATGACCCATTATATGAAGTATAGCTCGTTTTCGTGTGCATCTATTATGAATCATGTGGAATTTTATAAGTAGATTTTGAAGTTGTTCCTGACTTGGAACCGGTCTATATTTCCCTTGACTTGGTGTTGCATCTTCAATCAATGTTGCAAAAACAATAACACCATTATTCACCATCGTTCCAAATGAGCCGATATGGTAGATTTCCCATTCATCCTCTTGTGCAGGACGATATAAAAATGTGTCACCGTCTTTCCATTTCCATCCTTTGAAGAATTCTTCAGGCAGGGCTAAAATCATTTTTATATACTGATCTGACATTTTAAATCACTCTCACTATTGTGAACTTCTCACAGAAATCCCCAGAATCAAACAGGGTGCACTCAACTACAAATTCCCCTTTATTCAAGCTGTTTAAATAATGTGTATATGTATCACTTTCACCATTTGAATTCTTTCCAGTGTATCCGATTTTGTTAAATTCTTCAATCTCACGAGAGTCTAAAAATGGCAATTTGCTAAAATATAATTGTCCTTGGCATGTTTCGATGTGATATACTTCAATTTGGCTCATTTTTTCCTCCTAATAATCTCTATAACTTCATTTTCAGGATCAAAATCTCGAATAAAACCAACCCCAACGGCTAACCGTCCTTTTTCTTTCTCATCGACTTTTAACTCTCTATCTATCGTATGTCGTCGGATGAGTTCTTTCTCTGTAATTTTAAATTCAGGCATGTAACTTTAATTATGCTTTTATACTTTAAATAAGTTTTCCCACTTTGTTTATATTGAAGTGGGTAAACTTAATATAGTTTACTGCCATATAGATATCTAAAAGTAAGAAGGTAATATCATGAAACTCGATTTTGGAAACATGGATATAAAAGAAGTAGCAGAAACACTAATGACGTTATACAACTTAGATGACTTTCTCGAAGTTGAACATAAGACAAAAATAATAGTTCCAGATGAAAACACAGCTGGACTACTCAGAGCACGGCTGATATTTGAAGGACTTCCAGGTGAGCTAATGCCTAAAATTGAAGTGGCAGGTACTCATATACTTGAAACAGTTAAGTAAGGAGTTTGAATCATGGATCAAATAATAAAAGAAGGAATGTATAAACTACTTAATACGCAGTTGTCACAGGTAAAAGGACATATTGAATCATTGGAAGATATTATTAATGATAACCTTTCTCAAAAAATAGGAGATGAAGAAGCCATCATAGAGCTTGATGCATTTGTTAAATTGTTTGATAAAAAAGCATCGTATGTTAAACAAACGATAGGTACTATTATTCAAATAGGGTATAATTCATAAATATATATTAATAATCTGGGTGGTTTGGTTCCACCTAATCTTTTTTTAAAAAAAAGTAAGGGGTTAGTTACCCCAGAAGTTAAACGTAACATTATTCAAATTTGCGTTCTTGAAATCAAACCAATACTGCTTAACAGTATCAATAATTCCTTGATTATTAATAGTGCCATTCGAATCTGTCACATTTGTACTAATAGTGGTATTTTCAAGTTTGTTAGTCTCAACTGAACTATTATCTGATCCAACCATCACGATTTTTTCGTTATCATGAGATTCTTCAGGCACAACGACCACTACAGGCTGTGTACTCTCATTGACCTCTACGCTCTCAACTGGTATACCTGTTTCATTCTCGGCTGGCGCATTCCCAAAGTAACTTTGTACAATGCCAAATGAGCATACTCCAGATATCGCACATTTCCCCTGAGCTGGCTCATACCAATCTGTATAATACATTCTCTTGTCGTTGCCTGTAAAGCTTGTTACTTCTTTCTTCTGCGGTCCAAACCATCCATAATAAGCTTCATATCCTTTCTTATTAGGAGCTGCTGGATAGAATACATTCAGGTACACCGGAGCATGTTTCGTGAAATTAAGTTGTCTTATATCGCAGTTCCAGTTGTAGTTTTCAGAGACATATTGACCGATTTCACAGGCAAGCTGGAGAGAATTGTTTTGGCCGCCGAGATCGTAGTTATTCATTACGTCGCTTACTTCGTTCGTTTCAGGAGTTACACTCGCAGAGGTTGCGATACTTGAAGTAAACAAAATAAAAATAAAAAAAGATGAAATAACTTTTATATTCATATTATTCCTCCTATTTACATATTCATTACTGAAAAAATAATGTAAGTGAATATAAAAGTTATCGAGGCCGTCCAGAAAACAAGTTTTCCCGCTTCCTTTGCGAATAATACCTTTACTTCGGCAGGTGTAAACATAACATCTCCATTATCTGAGATCATTTTATACCTCCATATTATCCAGGAAACACTTATCAAGCTCGTTTTGAACTTCTTTAAGAGTTACACTGTCTTTAGTTTTTAGATACTCCATGAAAGCTTCCTTTCGTTCTTCTACTGAAAGATTAGATTCCGATTTGATTGATACTTCTTTACTTTCTGAAACTTCTTCCTTACAGTTTCCATCTCTACACGTTTCCTTATCTGATTCCTCATCTTTTGAGTCTCCAATAGTACCTTTATAACTGTCCTTTGTTGAATACCCCTTGAGGGTCGAGGGTATAACAATTCCCCCATCTTTCACGTAGATACTTCCATATCCTTTAGGGTTAGTATCAGTATAATAAAGTGCAATTGCGGCCTTACTTCCAGAGCAACTTGAACATTCAAGAAGATCGGCGTTCCAGCTTTTGTGGTCTGATTTTACCTTTTCAAATATATCAGACGCTGAAGAGCCTTTCATTTCGGTTACAAAGGTGTTTACTTCTTCTTTAGAAGGTAGTTTATCGTTACTTGTCGCTGTTGCCGTAATAGCAAACAGAGCACATAGGATGCATATAAAAACAAGTGCTTTGGTTATTGATTTCATTTAAATTCCTCAGTTTGAATATATTGAAAAATTTCAATTTTCAGGGAATCGTTGTTCATGATTTTCAAGTCTGGTTGTTTCATTTATCTCAATCATTTTTTCGTTCTCTAATTATCAACTCCCTCTTTTCTTTATCATAATAAGCTTCAAGTAAAGTAGAATTATCAAAAGGCAGGATTGAAGAAAAGTCATTATTCATAGTTATTCTACTTATATAATTTCCATGTACAGTATGTACTCTATTATAATTAACTAAAGCTGTAACTCCGTTATTCGTTTCCATCTGTTCAAAATCATTTTTTAAAATTTTTGGAAAATTAAAATCACTAGTCTTATATTCATTTGGATAAGATGTATTATCTTCATCAATGTCTGGATTTATAGCCCCATTATCACCTATTATTACCGATTGCTGTGCTAACCACAATAAAGCAGCTTTGTTTATATCTTTCATTTTCTCAAATTTGTAGCTACTATGCCAAAATTTATTATGTATCTCTTTTGGAATATATAAACAAATACGTTTGTCTGTTGGTAAATTTAGATGATGGTAATGAGAATTTTCAAATTTTTGATTTAATACTATTTCCTCACATATCAAAAGATAATCTCCTAATACGTTATTAATTTTATACAAATCTCTTTCTTCTCTTTGTCAAAACGCACATTCATTGGAACGTCGACTGGTAATCCAAATTTTTGAAAAATCTCAGGTGGAATGTATATATTTCCTGCACCGGGTTTATGTTTGATTGCTCTAATGGCAGTGGTAAACAGAATTTCTGTGTCATTTTCTAGATAATTCATTGCTTCACCATGATTTTTCTATAGATTACTTAGTATGTTCTTATATATATTTGTTTGTCTCTAGTCAACTTCAGACAAACAAATATATACATAGACGACTAATTTACAGTACCTATAAAAAATAAACTGTTAAACAGAGGTAAAATAATGAAAATATTTGAAAAGAATAACACAATGACAAGCAAGCCTTGCAAGCCATGTGGTGGAGACGTTGAAAATTACTTTGATGACAATTTCAAGGAAAAAGAGCAGGAAATCAAAAACGGTAGAAGATAAGGTGAGAAAATGAGCAAACACGAAGATGCACAATATAAAAAATTAAGTCAAAAAATGTCTAACACAGTCAGTGACCGTGAATATGGCGGGCAGATGAATAAATTAGCAGACCGTGACCTGAAAAATATGAGGCAGAGAAAATGAAAGTAGGAAAAATATTCACATTGTTTTTAGTTTCAATGCTTTTCCTTTCGATTAGCATTGGAACGGTAATGGCAAGCAGTGATGAAGAAGACAAAGAACTTGTCATAAAAGACGACAGTGGTAATGTTAAAGAAGATTCCACAGGAAACGCTGGAAAAATTCCCGAAATTGGTAATCTAAGTACACCATCCACGGCTGAAGACATAACAGGCGACCTCGGGATTTTATCAGGACTTGGGGATTTTATTATAAAGTACGCAGTTCAAATAACAATTTTTGTTATGGTGTTGGCAGCTGTGATTCTTAATCTTAGGGGCTCGTGGGCTCGTGGTAATAACAATCTGGATGACGCAGTTACTGCTCAAAAGAATCAAAAAGGTCTACTCGAAGACGGTATCTATGTAATGGCCGTGCTTTTGTTTATTTTCTGCGTTTTTGCGCCTTTCGTTAAAAGCTTCATTCAGCAATGAGGAATGTACAATGGATGAAAGAGCAAGAGAGGACATGATTATAGGGGTCGCTGCCTGCATTGAAGCCAATCATTGCGCTATCAAACGTGATGACATCTATAAAAAGTTCAAGAATACTAAGCGTGAGGAGTTGAAGTACATAATCGAGATCATGAAGGATCGCAGGATGCTTCAGTATGATGAAAATAGAGATTTGTACAGACTAATTATCAGATGAATTTGAATGACAAAAGAGGTTATAATATGGCTATAAAACTCGGAAAATGGGATATACAGACAATAGAACACGGTGGAGAAATCAAAAAATTCGAACGTGTGAGGCTTGGATCAGTCTGGACTCCTGTATGTAAATCTTCTAAAGAGAAAACAAAGCGTTCGTGATCAGATGAATGTTTTTCGTCTCTCTGCAATTCTTATTTTTTTACTGGTTTTTGGCTCACAGGTAGCCTATGCAGGAGACGAACAGATCACGTTAAGTCCTGATGGATCTCATTCTAATCAAAACCAAATAAACAAAGCTTTTGAGCAGGGTAATGTCTACCTCAAAGCCGGTGTTTATGAGGTCGATAATACTATTATAATAGGCTCAGATCGTGTTTTAACTGGAGATCCGGACGCTATTATTAGAGTTTATTCTGGATCATCACAATGGTTTACAGGCGCTACAGGTGTGATAAGTTGCTCTGGAATCGTTGATAACATCGAAATTTCAAATATCCAAATTGATGGAAATATAGGCAGTCTGCCGAAAAGTTATGCAAATTCAAGAGCGGATACAGACCACGATTGCGAAAAATTAATAATACTCCGTGGTTCATCAACCCAGTTTGCAAAAAACATCAAGATCCATAACCTTAAACTTTATAATTCTTTTTCAGATGGTATTTATATAATTTTTGGCGAGAACATCCAATGTTATGACAATTTCATTAGCAATTGCCAGCATGAAGGTATTTATTACTCTTGCCTTAAAAATAGTGAGTTTTTCAGAAATAAAATAGCTGGTATATGCAGTGATGCAGCCAGGCTTGACAACTGTGTAAACTGCAAAGTACATGATAATTACTTTTTTTCATACAATGGGGAAAGTTACGGCCAATATAAAGGCGGTCAAGCTGGTTTGCAAATTGCTAATGCAGGATCTAGTCACGGTTACGATGCTAGTAAAAAACCTCAAAAAACGGATAATGTTGAGGTATATAATAACGTGTTTGCAGACCCAGGGAGACAGGCTATCTGGCTGCATAATTATGATGGCAATGTGTATGTTCACGACAATTCATTTATTGATGCTGCCAGCCTTGAAACGCAGGGAATACCCGTAGGTGATATCTCAGTCGATAATCCTCCATCAGTTGAAACATCAGAAAAAGTATTCACCAATATAATTGATTTTTTGAAACGTGATTACATTTTCCAATATCCAGCAGTTAAGCATGATTTTAAAGCCTCTGTGACTGTAACAAGTCTCAACAGCTCTATAAAACAGTCTTCAACAGTGAGAGTATCAGGAAAACATCTCAGCGTTATAAAATTTGAGTATAATGGAATTACAACAAAGCATTTCATTGAACGTAATATGTGGGTAGGGGAACTGTCTCACATAGGAAATGATCTTTATATCCCGGGAAAAATACAGCCTGAAAAATTACATATCACCGTATACGGCAAAGCTGGTTTTCAGAAAGTTGAAAATGTTAAGATCACTGAGGTTAGCTCTGCCGGAGTCAGTATTAACCCTAACTTTTTTATTTTCATTGCCGTTTTGGCAATCTGCGGTCTTTCAATAGCAAGAAATTTTAGGAGAATGATTCAATGATAAAAAGAGCGATAGCACTGACATTTTGTTTATTACTTTTATGTAGTTATGTAGCGGCTGCTGCTACGAACACTAACTTAACCGACTCAAAACACACCAGTAATGACAGCAAAGACAAACAGGCAACATCCCAAGGAAAGGTTACCAGTCTATCAAATTCGACAGAAAACAGTAAAAACAATTCATCGAGCTCAGATTCAAATATCAAATCCGAAGAAGTGGATAATGGTAATTTCTTAACCAATGCGGTTTCGTCTGGTATAGCCCTCTTTCTTAAGGGGCTATTCGATGGCATGTATACTGATGTATATGCAGACGGGTATGGCCCAGGAGAAACAGGCACTATAACAAACGGCACTGAGTACACAAATTCTACGTATGATGGTATTTATACAGCCATAACAAGCGTCCCACATCCATATGAAGATGATAAAATAGTTAAACTATATGGTGGATACCTGAACCTAACACTATTTTGCATCTCAATTTTCGTTTTTGGCGCACTAACCAGCCGAAGTATTGCGCGGATGAAACTTAACAAAAACCTAAATTTAACACAGTCGGCTTTCGTTGGTGGAATTGCAACTTGTCTTTTTGCGCTGGTTACAAATATTATCTACGCTGGCATACTGGATACAATCGAAGTACTTAATAATTTTATAACACTTCCAGCAATGCCAGCACTGGCCCCAGACCCTAGCAATCTGTTATTGTGTATTGTACAGACATTTTGTGATTTGGTATTGTTTGTATTTTTCATTATCCGGTACTATATCTTATATATTGTCGCGGTTGGTTGCTCAATTATTGCGGTTCTTCTCGTTCCAGAATTCACCAGGGACTTTTCAGAAAAATGCCTTGAAAAAATAGCTAGAATTCTTGCACTTCAACCAGCCGCCCTTTTCGTGTACGTAGTCTGTGTAATTTCTGCGGATAGTCTACCTGGTAGCTTAAAAGCATTTGCGCATATCGGGACAACTGTAATGGTTTCCGTGACATGTTGGTATTTCATGTTTGGAAATTTTACACTCTTGAAAAGAGGAATATCATACACAGTTAGGAAAGGAGTTGGAAAAATATGAACAACGACACACCTTATGGACAGCCTAAAGCGCCGGTAACGATTACAAAAATAAAATCAGACAGATTCCTAGATTTGACCAATTTACATACCTGGATTATGTTTATCGCTATTGGTCTATGTATGTACTTTTTCAAAATGATTGCTTTGTCTACTTTGGATGCAGACCGGTTAATGTATGCATCATTACTTCTATTGGTAGTGTTTTTATGGGTAAAATACTTCAGAAACGATGAACTTGTAGAATTTCAGAAAGACCGGTTTATATTTTTCATTGCAGACATTAGGGGAAAGCATGTTATTGATGCCTTCTCCGAGCAACTTAAAACACTGATGAAAATTATCTCAATAGCAGCTATTCACGAAGGTGGTATTATAGAATTCCAGAGCAATCAAAGCGGTTTTATTCACTGGTTAAAAAGACTCTTTAAACTCGAAGTTAGAAAGCCTAATGAATTTGGAGTACTTTTTGAAACTTTTCCACCCAGGATATCAGATGAGTATCGAGAAATCCACGAGGCAAAGCAGGAAAAGGTTGTTAACGGTCTTCCTGTGAACACTCTATATGAGAGTATAGCCTGCTCTGTTTTGGAGCCAAAGAAACCGGTACTTCAGTATCTTTTAGAGCTTCAAAAAACATCAGGTGGTAAAGCAAACGATCAGCTTCTTGCAGACATGTATCTGCAGATTAGCCAGGACGAAGACCAGGTCATAAGCTGGAGATATTTTAAGTTCTTAAGTCTTGGTCAACAAAAAAATATTGAAGCAGCCAGAATACAGTTTGGAGCCGTAGTCCCTGGTTTGCTCCATAGTATGTCAGCAGCATCATTACACCCCACTGTTTTGACAGACGAATGGGACATAATCAATGCATACCAAATAATGTTAGGGGAGGTTTCTATATGAGCCTTTTTAAGAGCCTTAGAAGAAGCTGGAAGAAAGCAGGTGAAAAGGCTGTCGATCTTTCCTGGAATAGATCTTATGCTAAGAAAATACTGCCATCAAGAATCGAGATCTTCGATACGAACCTGCTTTTTAATCAAAGAACGGTAGTTAGGTGTCTGGTGTGTGGAACTGAAATGCATTCTGGTGCAGAAGGATACCCTAGGAATTTTTCGAGCCGAACTATGGAAGCAATACAGGCTATAAGCTTCCAGGGTGTCAAAATTATGATGTCAACTGGCCTGATTCAAATCCCAGGTGGTAGGACGAAAGAGGTGCTGCAAAGAGCTAACTTTGATGCCGAGAAGCAACAGCTTGTTAATCAGTTGGAAAAAGCAGGCAGTAAAGATTTAGAATTAATGATGAAGTCAAACGATATAGTACAGAATTATTCAGAAATTTATCATAAAAATCAAAAAACATTTCATGCAAGCTTGATAGTGGTTCTAAAAGGTCCACATAATAAGGTTTTCGAGGCAGAGAGTCAGATAATTAATATTATTCGCGGAGAAAGCATTGAAATAGACATCCCAACAAGAAAACAAATGGAGATGCTGCAAACCGCTTTACCAGGTCCGGACTCTCATCCTCGTTCGTGGGTGGAAGTGAGAACTTCAGGAGCTGCAGTATTAACTTCTGCTACGAACCTCAACAGCCGGACAGATAACGAGGGGATGGTGTGGGGAAAAGACCTACTTACAAACAATCAGGTTGTTTTTGATCTGGATAACCTGGCATCTAAACATATGGTCGTTTGTGGCCCCACCAGATCAGGGAAAACCTATGCTTTCATGATGCTACTTATGAGGCTTCTGTACCTGCGAAATGCAAGAGTAATATATACAACACCAAAGGGTGATATTGGCACGAATTACCGGTCTGTAGCTGGCTTCTTTGGGGAAAAAGGATGTGTAGCTGATATTGGCCTAAATGGTACTGAGTATCTTAATCCCTTGGATATCCTGGTAGACGAAGAAAGTATCGGGAATTCCCCACAGGCGTATGCTAAAGCTTATGATCTAAAAAAGGACGTGTTAATTCATGCTCACCGTATCTGGTTAGGTAATGAATTTACTTCGAATATGGAAAGTTATCTTGATGAAAGTATGGATTGGGTTTATGAGCAAGCAAAGGTCTTCAGGGATGATCCGGCAAGTTTCAAAAATCAAATGCCTGTGTACAACAACATGAGGTATAAATGGGAACTTGACAAGGAAAATAAAAACTTAGGGACAAAAGCAAAAACAGCAGAGGCTCTTTATAACAAAAGTTATCAGTTTTCAGAAACAGGGCTGTTCAATAGGTACAATAACCAGACAAAAGGACTCAATTTAAACAAGGATTTCATTATTATTGACATGGCAGGAGTTCCAGAGGCAATTAAGCCATTCATGAGCGTAATAGTTAACGGCACACTTGCAACCAGGTTTTCAACAGACGTTGAACGAGAGACTTATCTGGCAGTGGACGAAGGAGCAGTATACCTCAGGGATAAAGAGCTTGCAGGGAACCTTCTCAGGACGCTTACACAGGGAGCCTCACATAAATTTTATTTATGGCTGGCTACTCAACAGGCAAGCGATTTCAAGAAGAATAATGTTTCAGAAGAATTCCAGGCCAACACTTTTATCAGTATTGTTTTAGGAAACAACTTAAAGGGCGCAGCCGTTAGGATAGCAAAAGACTATTTTGATCTTACCGACGAAGAGTGCTCAATTCTTGCAGGCTGCACAGTCGGAGAAGGTCTGCTACTCTTCGGAGATGAACGAGTACCTATCAGGTTTGAATCCACTCCAACTGAAAATAAGATCATCAAAGGTGAAGGGTATACAGGGGAAAATATTACGCCCGGTGTTGAATTTGCATTTAAGAAAGAATACAAGTGGTTAATAAACGAGCAAAGAATGGTACTTTCTGACTGGATTGAAGGTGACCGTGACATATTATTACAACGTGGCTATGAAAAACACAAGGTAGCCAGAGTCAACAAACCAGGAAGGGTAGTAGCATTTTTCCCCAAAGGTGCGGTAATAAACGACAAAATGAGAATACCGCATATAGGGACCATGTCATTAGATCACTACGCTTCCGTGGTCCAAATTGGAGCACTCATGCAGGATGAAAAATTTGAGGAAATAACGATAAACCATAATGACGAGGAGGATTTACGCGGGAAAAAGAACGGAATAATACTGGCCATCGAGTACGAGAAAAAAGGATCTCATACTACTGAACAATTGCTAGAAAAGAAGCGTGCCGCGCTCGAAAAAGGCATGGAAGTAAGGTTTATATGCAGTTCGGAAGACTACCCATTCATTGCGGGCATCGTAGGAGAAGATTACTGCCTTCAGAGAGGGGCAGCCGTCGCCGAATTCTTACACAATTTCGGCAATCAGAAACCGATAACAGTAGAAACCCTTGTTTCTGAAACATTGGTGGAACTTACAGAAGAAACAGAGGCTTTAGAAGCCTTAGATTGAAACGGTACATAGAGAGACACTCTATGTATTATACTAAAAACTATCCACAGCAGGGCATTTTAAATACTATTATGACTATTACTATGTATGGATAGGAAAATGATAAAATGTCCTGCGTGTGGGTATGAATGGATTTACAAAGGTAAAAAGTTAAAAATGATTGCCGAAGGAAAACGGGTTTATTTAACTTGCCCTACATGCAGGACTAATGTAAAAGTGGAGTCAAAAGAGGTTGAGTGATGGCATCTCGTAGGTTTTTTTCAGATGATGAGCTTCTTAGAGTGTTATCTTCAGTACCTCAACCAACTTCTGCGATTAGTTCTGCTATAAAATGTTCACCCGACGCGGCTCGGAAGCGTTTAAGACTGTTACATGACGCGGGTATAATAGAAATGACAGAAATTCCGTTCAATACAAAAATTAGAAAAATATACATGTGGAGCAAAAAAGAAGCACCTGTCAAAAACAACACACCAGATCATTATCTTATTTGTAAACAATGTAAACGATTAAAACCTATACGTGACTTTTCTACGTTACATGGAAAGTATATAACTATGTGTAAGAGCTGCAAGAATGAAAATTATAGGAGAAATTATAAACTTAAACAATTAACAAATGAATTAAAATCAAAAGAGAAAGAATTGATCAATTTTAGAGAATATTCCACTGGAAATAAAATTGATCTATATATAAAAAAAGCACAAGAGATTGACAAAATAAGTAAACAAATTTTTAGGATTAAAAACTGGTACAGAATACGAAACCGAGAACGTATTTATGGGACCAAAGTATCAGGAAAACTCTCAAAAATGAAAGCCAACTCTAAACGTCGATTTTTAGGGTTTAACCCGATAAATGAATATTTCAAAGGTTCTGAATATCACCATCTTCGATATAATACAAATGGTCAAAAAGATGATGATATTGGTATCTTTATACCACGCGATATACATCGTTCCGTGCCACATAACGGCGTAACGGGAATGGGGATGGATGAAATGAATTCAATAGCCATTAAATGGTATAATTCAAATGGTGGAAACCTGAACTACTCTATACAGACTGTATAGCTTATTACACCGAAGCTCGGCTAATATCTATACAGTATAACATATTCAAATTTAAAAACTAAAATTTTATTTATTATTCCCATACCCCCTTTTAATTAATAAATGAACTCTTAACATAATAGATAATAGATACGTCATACTACTTATTATAAAGATTGATACTAATATTCTGAGTGCAATTCTAATATTTTCATATTCAGGTGGAATCGGGAGTAAAATTATAAAATGTGTTGAAAAATTGTTTATTATTCCCCATAAATAAATATAAAAATCCACGATTTTCATTTTCGTTAGCTCCAACCAGGTATTATGTTATTAATCTTCTTTTTCTAACTTCCTCAATGCTCTACTCAACCGTTTTTTAAGTTCCACGTTATCTCTTTCAAGATTTGTTACATCCCGTTCTCTTAATCTTATTATATCGTTGGCGTGTCCCATGTCTTCAATGAGCCGTTTTGTATTTTCAATCTCTTCAACTTTTTGATATATCCCACGTTCAAACTCTGAAGCAAACATTTCAAGCATATCAAAAGTATCCATTCTGTTCATCCATGATGGATATTTACTATTCTGTTTAGAATGTTCCAGAATGCCCACTGGGAGTCCTGCGGTTTTTAAGACTCGTATTACTATTGATAGTTCTCTATGCGGTTCAGATTTAGTCATCTTTTCTTTAATTTCTTGCTGACTTTTATAATTTGCATATTTTTGTATTCCTTCAAACATGTTAGCACTTCCCTTTATCCTCTTTTTCCTTCCTCTTCTCCATCCTATCAATCCTCTCGGAATATCTCAACATCTTACAAAATTCGATTTCGTCATATTCAGGAGCTGGTAACATGATTATTCACCTTCAATCATCTTTAATTCTAAAACCGTTATCAATAGAATTTCATATTAATTAATTGCATTTTATTATTATATAATTCAATTCTACCTATCTATCTATACCTATACTTAATCGAATTAAATATTAAATATATTAAATATTTAATTCCCTTCAATAGTCGTACAGTCTTTTTCACCCATTCAAATTAGATATTATTAAATCCGAGTTTATTAATATTAAATTCCCTTCAGCATCTTTATTTTCTTCAATCTATCTTCGGAGTGTCCAGCTTCCAAAAGCGTATCAAAAATACACTTTCTTGCTTCTTGCTTATCTTTCAGACCATATGTACCACATAGATGCTCTAAAAACGAATTTGGACTTTGGTGATTAATAATAAAACTAAATCGACTAACAATAAACTCCTTCAATTTTGTTTTATTTTCTTCCTCAGCTACCTTCTCTTCCTGTTCGTGTTTTGCCTTTTCCTCTTCCTCTACTAACCTCGTTTCTAACATTTGAATTAATAGTAACTCATCTTCCACGTGTTTTTTTCGTTCAGCGATTTCCTGTTTAATCTTACCTATAGGAGATTCCACACTTTTTCTTTTTTCAGCAATCAGCTCCCGTATAAAAGCAGAATTCTCTTTTCCAAAGGTCTTTATAAAATCAAGGTCATCTTGAGATAGACTGATGCTAGTGTTTGTTCTTTTCTCTAAGACAGTTGGTCGTCCTCTCCTCATAGTTACACCTACTCGGAGAACACACAAGCAAAAGCAGAACAATACTTTTATATCAAAAACAAGCATATCCTTAACTGCAATAGCAGGACAGTAGTTTTCTATTGTTCCAGGCTTCAGGGGTGTTAGCCGCACTCCTGTTGCTTATTGTTCTCTAATTACTTTTTTAATTTTTGTACTTCCGCTTCGAGTTCATGTATTCTTTTTTCAAGAGTTGGTACTTTCTGGGCCTGTTCAATTAACTTCCACACAGCGTCCTCTTGTGTTTCCTTATCTCCTTTCATCTTATCAAGTGTCTGTTTGAGGCGGTTTGTCGCCTTCATTGTTGACATTTTTTCAGGAGAAGGGGTTAACTTCTCCTCAAGGGCTTTTATACGGGATTCCAAGTCTTCAGTCATTCTCAGACACCCATTTGAACACTTTAGGGTTTTCAGATATTCTGATTACGGGGCCGCTTCTACAAGCTTGATACTCGTATTCTGATACTTTTGAATCATCTCTCTTTGGCACTATGATTTCTACATTGAAAGTTTCTTCAATTGTTGTCATAAACTTCTTTGTATTTCCACACATACAGCTTCCTAAAATCATATACGCGCCGTCGGGGGTGTACATCTTATGAGGTGTGCCATAGTCAAAATCGATTTCAATTCCATGTTCGGATTTATCATTTTCATTGAATCCATATTCTTCTGGACGGTTCCAAACTTCCCCGCCTGCTTCACACCACAAATCTCTAAGTTTTTCAAGTAGTAATTTATATGTTTCATTTTCAATCGGCTCGCACATCATATATTTATGCATTTTTCCACACACAGGGCAATACTTATTTTCTAAATCATCAGTCATTGTTACCATCCTATTAGTTCTGTAGTATAGTATACGTATACTAAGTATATATACTTTTACCGTTTTATCTGATTTAATATTATAAAATTACTTAATTACATTAATCGTAATCGATTATTTTCACTCAATTGATAGGATTACTCTCATATCTCTCAGGTAGTCTAATAACAAGCCTCTCTTAAATCCTCCACTACCTCAACATTCCAGCGTCCGACGACTCCACATTTTTGATTTTCCTTTATTATCATTTTACACATTTTTCCAATCATGACAGGTGAATCACCTCCATCTCATTTTATCACTGAGCCTTTGCTCTGCTCTTTCAAACCAAAAAAACTTGAAGACGGCAGCATTAGGATGGCCTTTGTAAAAGCGGGGCAAAAGGCATACAGCATTTTTGGGGAAGAGGCTACACTTACAGAAGAATTTATTTCAAGAGATTATAAGACCTGGGAAGGCGGCCTCGTATCTATTAATCATCAGTATAATAACGAATGGGTCAAAGCTATCATGCGCGATATCGAATATGACCCAAATGAACGAATCGGAATATGCTCTTTTTACGACATTCCAGACTGGCTAACATCTCTAATTTATTCTGATGATTATAGGGGACTCTCACAGGAATGCATACCAATTGAGTTTGGTAAAAATTCAACTGATGTTATCAAAGGCTATGGAACCGGTGTTACCATAGTCACCGATCCTTATGAACCGGCAGCTAACCAAACGATGGGAGTAGGTATCAGACCTGAATTAGCTGCTATTCTTGCTTCAAAATATCCACAAGTAGAGGATACTATGTCAGACAAACCTGGAGGCGGTACTCCCGCCATATCTGTAGAGGCGTTTGAATCTACCGTCTCTGAAAATGTACAGCTCAAGAGTCAGATTAAGACTTTGGAATCAGACATAAAAAAGAAGGATGAGGAAATTGTTTCCTGGGAAAAAAGATACAAGGAGCTTGAGTCAGGCGAGGCTGACCGGACTAAAATTGCCATCGAGTCAGCTCTCGCAGCCAGGGACGCTGAACTCAAAGCAACTGCAGAAAGAGAAACAGCAGTCTCAGAACTTAAGGTAGCAATGGGCAAGGATGCAGCCGAGCAGTATCTTGCAACAAATCCAAGCCTGGACCAGATCAAGAGTATCACAGTGATACTGAAAACCAAAGCCGCCAGAGGCGTTAGCAGTACACAGAGCGACCAGCTAAACGAAGACGGAGAATCTTACGATTCGATCAAAAAGAGATTTGACTCCAGGCTTGGGAGGTCTTAAGCATGGCTGCTAATGATGTGTCCGGTGATTACGGCTTCGTAACTCAGATGACCTGTATTCTGAAGGAAGGTAATATCACTTACAACTCTTCGGGTTACGGTCCTTTCGGGAAAATGGCAGTTAACACGCTTGCAAGCGAAATTAAACAAGGTGATGTAGTCTCCCTTTCCACCGATGCTGCAAACACTGCAGATGCAACAGACAACAATCCGGTTGTAACTCTTCCTGCAAACGGCGTTGATCTCGCTTTTGGTATTGTAATCGATGTCCCTAAGTGGGTGAGACAGCCTGCAGCATCTCAGACAACCTGGTCTACAATGCTTGCGGGCGGATACTACAGAATAGCTACGGTTGCTCTGTTTGTACCCATGAGTGTTTTCAAAGCAACTCTGGTATGTGCTAACGCTGCAGCTATCGTACCAGGGACTACGGGGACTCTTGACATAGATGCAAGTGCCAGCCTTGCTCTAAACGGGCTTTCAGTCGTGGATGTTGCCAGTAACGGGTCAAGTGATATGATACCACTTACCTATGCTGCACAGTCTGCAAGTGCCACGGTTTCTGTTCTGATTGGGTTCAAAGGGTTTGGAACGGTGACAACGTAAGGAGGGGTTAAAAGATGACAGTATCAGCACCAAACGAGGAATTTCTTACAAAAAGGTTTGTCGTTCCTTACATGTTCGAAATTATGAACCCCATGCTTGCATGGACGGACATGTTCCCAATGGTTCGATCAACGGCTCCGGTTGTTGGTTACAAACAGGAAACCGTTTCAGATTCGACGGACACCAAGAAACAGAAACCAAAAATCAAAACAACTACAGGCCAGTGGACTTATGTGAACATTTCACAGTTCACAATGAAATCAGCTATCCTGAACAAAAAGGGTTTTGCAATCAAGATTGACCCGGATGCCCTCGACTACACCGAGGGAGTAGACGAAATTCAAAGGGCTTTCCGGAAAACAGCTTTCTGGATTGCTGAAGATTTTAACGACAGGATTTCTGATGAAATCACGGCTTCAGCCACTGCACTTTCTACAGATTGGACTCCTTCTGCAGTATGGTCTGATCCAAACGCAACCCCAATTGCTGACCTCGAAGACCTGGAAGACTGCTTCATCCGTGAAGGGTATCCGTATAGACTCACAGATGTCTATGTGCACAAAACCAATTTCAAGGAATTCAAAAAGTATCTTACCAGCATAGATATCGGAGACTTCAAACAGCAGAACCTATATGGAGTTCCAAACAACGGTAAGATGGACTCAATTGACGTTCCAGTAGTGGGTACAACTGTTCACAGACTTCTTTCAGGTGTTTCAGAGGGGTCTATTGTTGCGATGGACCGCAATAACCCTGGACTGTCGGTGTTCTACAATCCAAGTCGCCGGTACTCTGTCATGAACGGCAACTACAATACCATAGCAAACGGGCAGAAAATAAGCAAGTCGCTTGCATATGGTTTTAACTACAACCGGTACACCGACCAGGAAACTCACGAAGAAGTAATACAGCTCTGGTATGATAACGTACCTGTCACACTTGAGCCGTATGCAATCGCAACCGATCAAGGGATTTAATTCCCTTCTTTTTTTTGGACTACCCTAGTACACAACATCAAGGAGTTTTTTCACATGACATATACTTCACCCGGAGCCTCAACCTTTCGAAGCAAAGCCGGCTCATTAGCCGAAAAAATAACTTACGAACTTGGACTTATCGACACTGAACTTGACGCCGCAAAAATTAAAATATGGGATCTAACGGCCTCAATGGTTTCAAGCACATCCTTAGCAGCAAACGGCGCAGATCTCGCAAGCGGGACAAATGCAACATATTACGCGGTTTTTTGCGCTCCTGTAGATATCCACGTTGTCTCAATGGATGATTTTCTTACCGAAGCTTATGTTAAAGACACGAGCGACGCTAAAATTGAGATTGTGACTGAAGCTTCGAGCCCTGTAACTATAGCAACTCGTACACTCACGGCTGCAGGGGAAGCGGTCAAAACTAAACATTCGACCACGCCAGCAGTTACAGCGGTTACAGCAGGCACAATACTTAATCTGAAAATAACAGCGTCAGCATCTAGCACCGGGACTGGGCATGCTAAAGTTTTTATGAGATATACAGTTGATTAAGGAGGGGGTTAGCTATCGTAGTAATAACCGGCTATACCTTCAATGCAACTGCAAAACAAATAACAATAACCCAGGATGGTTATACAGACACTCCTTTCGAAAAAATAGTTTCTATCTTCAACGCTTCAAGAGGCAACTGGTTGTATAATACCGGAATCCAACAGTATGGGGCGGTTTCTACGTCACTCACTAAATTTTATCCTCTTCAGAGTGTCGTAGATGGGGTAATCACTTATACTGCTCCAAATGCTCAGGGGACTACTAATGATGACAAATTGATTATCACAATCGCGGTCAATATCATTGATGGAGGCACGCCATAAATGCCACGCGAAGACTTTGTTCTGCCTAGAGGCGGGACTGCGGCGTTATGGGCATCGAGAAATACGGTGTTAGCTCTCAGGGAACTAGGGGTAGAAACTGATACTAAAAAGATGAAGATCGGCGACGGTGTAACACATTGGAATGATCTTCCGTATATAACTGGGCCTGTTGACGGTGACAATGTTGATCTCCAAGTGAAAAGAGACACAGATGTGAATTTATCAGCTTTGACAACTCCGTTTTTAAGCGGGCAGCTTGTTTATGGTCAAACTACTGGAAAAACTGTAATAGGTGATGGGGAGTCTTTATTTGATGAGTTGCCAGATTTGAGGAAGCAGTTTCAGAATGTTGTAACTGTGAGTAAGAGTGGGAAGAAGGGGAGTGCTGATTTTATATGTTCTGATTCACAGTGGAATTCTGATGATGAGTGTATACAGGCGGCGATTGATTATTGCGCTACACATAGTATCAAAGAATTGTGGATTAATGAGGGGTATTATATAATAAATGCTCAACTTACAGGATCATCTGATATTAATATTAAAGGTGTTGGGGACGTAACTCTATTTTCAAATTCACTAGCTTCAGATTTAATTTCATTATCGGGTTCTGTTTTAAAAACAGTAACCGGATCAGATGTTGCGGTTGGCGCAACATCAATTATGGTATCAGACGTTACGGGGATTAATCCAGGGGATCTTATCTTAATTTATGATGATACCATATGGGACGATGGATCAACTTACGCTAGTCTGAAAACCGGGGAAATACACGAGGTATTAAGTGTTTCTGGCAGCACTGTTAATTTTATAGACGGGTTAATTAATGCGTATACCGCTGTAAACAATCTCTCCGTACAAGTCATTAATCCAATTCGTGTTAATATCGAAAATATCAAATTTTTGGGATCTTCTGAGACCACAGCGAATGGGCTTGTTTCGCTCACGTATGCTAAATATAGTATAATTTCTGAGTGTATATTGGATAAAGGCGGCCTGCGTGGATTGCATATAAACAATTCATATTTTGTATCCGCTGAAAAACTCAAAATTTCAAACTGTATCAGAGACGGGTATGGATATGGGATATCGATATCTAATGCATGTGCACACGTCGGTATACAAAAATCGAAATTAGATATGTGTAGACATTGTATATCGCTAGGTGGGGATGAATCTATCGGGCAAGCGCGAGACATACACATTTATAATAATGAAGTGTATGGAAATGGGTTATATCACACAATTGACGCTCACGCATGTGTAGAATCGATATATGTTAATAATAATATAATTCATGCTAATAAAAAATCCGCATTCACAAGCGGTGCAAAAATTTCTGAATTTAAAAATAATAGGGTGTATAATGGTATAGCTGTATCCGTGAGAGACACAACTAAAAATATGGTATTTTTAGTTGATAGCAATTCTCTGTTTTCATGTTGGTATGGTTTTAGCGATACCACAGAAGGTGCAACTATAAAATATTTGTCATTCTCAAATAATGATATCATAGATGGGTTGTACTACATGTTATACGTTACCCATGCAAGTATTATAAACATTGTAAATAATAATATAAATAAATCAACAGAACTGTATGGTATACGTGTTCATTCGGCGACGGGTGGAAAAATACAAAACAATATAATTCAAAATACGTTTAGAGACGGGATATATTTAATCGATTGCTCAAACATCACCCTATCTAACAATGTTATTGAAAATAGCAATGGGTCAAACACGGCAGGACAATTATATGAATCAGGTATTGCACTAACACGCTGTACAAATTTAAAAATATTTAATAATGATGTAAGCGATGCATTTGGTAAACAGAGATACGCAATCGCTGAATATGATACTTGTAATAACAATAAAATTAAAAATAATACGGTTAGCGGGGCAATAATAAAACAGATTCTCAAAGTCGGAGCAGCAACAGTTATTTTTAATAACGACGGGTATATCACAGAAAACACCGGCACAGCAACAATTACCACCTCCTCAACCTCTGTAGTAGTCAGTCACGGTTTAGTAGCAGCCCCCACAAAATATTTTGCATTCCCATCAGCAAATTTGGGTAACTGTTGGATTGATACTGTAACAGCTACACAAATGACTATTCACTGTTCAACTGCACCAGGAGCAGATACAGTAGTAAGTTGGTCTGCGCAGGTGGTTTAATCCACAACTCTCTTAATTTTTTAATCACTAAATCTTATATACTTCTCACGAAATAGTATTAAGTATGAATCATACCAAGCACCGCCTATGCACGAAATATAGAGAAACGGGGGAAATTTGTACAAACCGTTGCCCCGAAAGACAGGCTTGTAATATCCCCAAAAGCCCTTTATTAACTGAATCGGTTGCTATTTTATCCTCTGAATATGAAAAAGAGGAAGTTTTTGGTATACATATAACGTCTTTTATACCATATGGATTTTCACCGGAGGCGTGCGAAAGTGAATTCATCAGCAACGACTCCTAAAACTGATATTACCTGTTCAAATCCACGATGCTCTCAAAAAATAACAATAACAGTTGAACAAAAAATAGAGTTATTAGAAGAGAACTTCCTAAAATATGGTAAAATCTCACTAATCTATTGTTGCAAAGCCTGCCAAGACGAACATTTACAAAAACTTAGCGAGTCTAAGTTTGTACGAAAAGGGACTTTAAAAAATCACGAATATGCATTAATAGTCCACGACGCAGATGTAACAAAAAGACAGAAGGGGCGAGAAGTTCATTTAATTACTGGAAACATTAGGGAGTTGAGGGCAAGCGTTCTAAGGGAAAAATTAAGCTCAGTAATTCCACGCGATAAAAGAAAATACATGACATCTAAAGAAGTTCAAGACTTCTTTATAAAAGACACTTCTGGGAAATTAAAGGCTAATTCTAACTCTGCGGCGACTGTTGCCTGGAGAACTATGAATAAATGTGAAAAGATGTTCCCGCTAGAGGTTTCAATTTTTGAACTCAATGAGAAAGATAGAGGAATCGAGTACATAAAAAGAGAATTATAAAAATGTTATTACATGGGTGTAATTAGATGTTATTACACCTATGTAATCAAGTATATAAAGTAACGTTTTATAATTAGTCTGTTTTGATTATTTACCCACGAGAAGGGTGAAAGATATATTAATCTACGAGTTTTGACACTTTAAATATTGAGATTTCAAGGTCTAGGTAAAAAATCTGCTAACATTTCTCAGGATAATTCTTTGAGTGTTAAGCTATGATTCACATTATGGATTTTTCCTTATAACCCTGACCGGCTTTTTTTCTACTATGGTAGTGTGTTCTGTAGCTTACGTTAGATCCTTCATTCATTCTGAAAAAATGACGGATGATGATATACAAGATATTATAACTAACACTACGGAAGACATTCTAAATATATGTGGAGTAACTGACTCTACGATCCCTGATATTACAATGGCTATAAGGTACACGGTCTTAGCGAACACACTTATCTATCTCAAAACCACAGGGGAGCTTGCTCCGACAATAAAAGTAGGAAACGGACAACGGCAGAACACACCAGATAAAGATATTGAAAAGTATCAAAAGTTAGCAGACGAACTCACACAGCCATATATCAATGTCAAAAAATCTTCTTTTGAATCAACATTTTCAAGTCCTTCCTACGTCGTAAGTTTCTCAGATACGTGTAACGGGGGCAGACATGGGCGTTATTGATTTCACGTTTGTGCATGCCTGCCAGATCCTCCGTGATACCGGGACTACTCAGAATCCAGCAGGGTCTTTAATCCCTAACATAGTGACTACTAATAGCAGTTGCCTTTTTTCCAATGTTAGCACTTCTGGAAACCACATTTTGGATACGGAAGCTGGTAAGGTTATAGTTTCGTCAACTATGGTTTTTCTGCCTGCTAATACGACTGTCCAAGAAGGGGATTTCATTTCCACAGCTGAGCCACATTTTGCAGGGAAATATGAAGTTCAAAAAGTGGACGCTCCTGAAATTCTAGGGGCTGATGCCGTCGACCATCTCGAAGTCTATTTAAAAGAGGTGGCAAAACGTGGCTGAAGGTATCAAAATCGAGATAAAAGGCATCAAAGAACTTCAGAACACGTTCAAACTCATCTCAAAAGACATTGAAGACATTGCAGCACAAGCCGTAGAAGAAGGCGGTGAGGTTGTAAAAACCGCATCAACCGGTCATGTTCATGTAGTAACCGGCTGGCTAAGAAGTCACATCGGTATACTTCAC